AGGCGTTCGTCGACGTGGCGCATGCGCTGCACGACGGCGAACTCGTCTGCATCTTCCCCGAGGGCAAACTGACGCGCACGGGCGAGATGAGCGAATTCCGCGGCGGCATCGCCAAGATCGTCGCGCGTAGCAAGGTGCCCGTGATCCCGATGGCGCTGCGCGGCCTGTGGGGCAGCGTGTTCTCGCGCGATGCGTCCAACGTGTTCGAGCGCTCGCTGACGCGCGGCTTGCGCTCGCGCCTATCGCTCGCGGTCGGCCGGCCGGTGCCGCCGGAAGACGTCACGCCGGAAGGGCTGTACGAGGACGTGCTGGAATTGCGCGGGGACTGGAAGTGACCCAAAGTTTCATGTTGCCAAGATGCTTCGTGACAAAATGCTAGTCATCCTGCGTGCCTCTGTTATAATTGCGGGCCGAGTCGGGGCGTAGCGCAGCCTGGTAGCGTACCTGCATGGGGTGCAGGTGGTCGGAGGTTCGAATCCTCTCGCCCCGACCAATAGAATCAAGGGTTTACGGCGAAAGCTGTACAGATAACCAGCACTGTATATTAGATGTTCATCTAATATCGGTCGACGAGAAAGCCGCCATCGAGCGGCTTTTTTGTTGCCGGTTTGATTCGCATCACGGCTTGGCCGCGCGCCCGCGGCACGATGTCGGCATGACCCCAGACCGTCCAAACCAAGTACTTTCCGCCGACATCGACCTGGCGCTGATCCTGGCCGAGATAGTCGGCGTCCGCGCTGCCGCCGCCTTCCTGGCCGGCCGCGGCGCCGGCTTCGCGCTCACGTGCCGCGTGCTCACCCGGCCAGCGGAGCGACGGGGATCGGCGGTGCCGGCACGGGCCGCGCCGGCGGCACGATGACCGGCCGGCCGTCGACTACGCGCACCACGAGGTCCGGCGCGCGGCCGGGGATGATGACGTGCAGATCCATCATGGCACCATGCCTTCGGCCTGCAGCACAGCCTGGCACGCGCGCCCGGTCGCGAGGTCTTCCTCGACGGCCAGCTTCAGCGCGATAAGATCTCGCTCAACGTCTGGTCGAACCAGCCGGCCGGGTGGATCGGCACCGTCGCCGCCGGCGGCGCCTTGCGCTTCGGTGGGGGCGGCAGGTCCGTCACCACATACCGCGGCGCCGACGTACACGCGCTGAGTAACAATGCGCTCGCGAACAGGCTGAACTTCATCATGCTTTTTCTCCGTGATGGTTGCGTTGCTGGCCGCCTGTTGGGCCGCCAGCGCTGTGTTGTCCTGCTGCCGGCGCCGCACGGCCGCGTCGTCGGCCCGCGCACGCTCGACGATCGCCGCGGCGTGGCCGGCCGCGTAGCCAGCGTCGTACCGCACGTGCAGGTAGTAGCGCACGCCGAGCGTCACGCCCACGACGACCAACGCGAACAGGAGCACGTCGACGATCAGCCCACCGGCGCGGCTCACGGCGCCACCTCGGCCGGCAGGGCGTCGTACTGCTGAAGGTTCCGGCCGTTCATCACGGCGATCAGCGTCGCCGCGTAGTTCGGGTCCGTGGCGTAGCCGGCAGCGGCCACCGCGCGCGCCCAGCCGGCGCCGGTCTTCTCGTTGAAGCAGCGGGCGTAACGCGGGTTCCGCAGGAAGAAGCTCGCGCGGTCCTGGATGCTGGCCGACCACGTCGGATACGCGCGGAACTTGTCCGTGATGGCGATGCGCACGCCCTTCACGACTTCGTGCGTGGGCACGTCAACCGTCGGACCCTTCCATGCCGGATCCGCCTTGATGCCGAATAGGTTATTCCCGCGCACGCGCGCGCCCCAGCCGGTTTCCAGCGCGGCCTGCGCGATCGTGAACGACGCAGGGATCCCGCTCGTTCGCTGGCACAGGCGCGCGCCCGGCAGCATCTGGTCGATGAATTCGGCGGGCGTCATCAGATGGCATCCTTCACGGCTTTCACGGCCTGCGCGCCGTCGGCGATCAGCACGGTGATGTCCGCGTCGCGCCGTTTGTCGATGTACAGGAACAGCGCGCGGATGATCAGCCAGGCGGGAAGGCCGCATGCGAACGCGATGCCGAACATGCCGACCAGGCCGAACACGTCGTTCGCCCAGCGCTGCAGGCCGAGCCAGCTGATCAGCGACGCGCCGCCGCCGAGGGAGCCGGCGAGGGTGCAGGCCAGCGCGACGCGCCATTCCTGCTCGGTCTTGGGTTTCGTCATGCTCATGACGATGTAGGCGGCCATGCCGGCGCCGATGCCGGTACCGGCCAGGCCGCCGAGGATTTTCCAGCCTGCGACGCCTGCGGCCGCGCTGCTGATGGGTTCGCTCATGTTTTGAACTTTCATTGTGGTGATGGTGGTGTTGGAAATCAGATCGACAGCTTCGAGCGCAGGTACGCGCACTCCAGGGCCAGCGCTTCCTCGTAGCGGACGCCGTACCGCTGCCCGGCCTCGCGCGCAGGGACGACGACCTCGTGCACTGGGTCGCCGTGCTCATCCAGCAGCGGCTCGCCGTCGTCGTTCAGCAGGGGCTTGCCCAGCACCGCGGGCGTGGCGTCCCACTGGTCGAAGCAGAGCAGGCCGTATGCGAACGCGTCCAGGCCTTCGGATTCGAACGCGGCCTTCACGCGCTGCGCGATGACACCGAAGTGCCAGCGCGCGCCGTCGGCCTTCTCCGTCACGGCGTCCTTGAATTTGTACTGGCAGAATTGCACCTTCGCCCAGGCGCGCAGCACGGCCGGGTCGATCGGCTGGATGTCGTCCTTGGCGTCCTCATCCGACGTGCTGATCGTCGCCGTCGTCGCGTAGACCTGCGTCCAGCGGTTGGACGCCAGTCCCAGCGCGTGGCCGCCGTCCGTCAGCGGGAACAGTTCGGTGGCGGTCCACCCAAGCTTGCGCGGGTTGCCGGCGCCGTCCTTTGCCTGCAGCAGGATGCCGGAGACCGCGAGCAGGTTGTTCACCGACGTGTAGCCGCCTGAATACGAGATCTGCGCCGCCTCGGTGAGAGCACGGCCGCCAACGTGCAGCGTGTCGCCGTAGACGTCGCTGCCAGTGATGACCGGCACGCTGGTCAGGTCCGGGATCACGATCATGCCGTTGCCGCCGTTGACCACGCCGTACATGCGGCCGATCGACGTGTACCGCTTGCCGCCCATGTCGTTCGACGGGTTGTCGCCTGACTGCGTGTAGCAGTTGATGAGCACCGTGTCCTGGCCGCTCACGATCCGGAGATCGCGCACGCCGGACGTCAGCGAATCGCCGTTGCGCGTCACGTTGACGAACGTCGTCGACACCGTCTCGTAGCCGACGCCGGCGACCATGTCGATCAGGTGGTTCACGTACGGCCCGCCGACGTCCCAGAACGAAACGTTCTCGATCTTCCAGTTTTTCGCCGAGTCGAAGTGGAAGCCTCCGCCCTTGCACACCTCGAAATTGATGTTCTTCCAGCTGTTGTTGATCAGCCAGATGTTCGCGGCGCCCGCCGTCGTGACGTGGAAGAACTGCAACGCGGCCGAGTTGTAGCACCGGATGTTCTCGAAGACGTTCTCGTTGAAGATCGTGCCGTTCGCAACGACCTTGAAGCCAGGCGCGGTCGACGTCGACGCGCAGTACCAGTTCCCGCCCCGGAATTTCGAATCGTAGATGCCGCCGCCGAACGACGTGTAGTCGCCGAACACGCACGACTTCGCCGGGTTGTTCTGCACGAGTTCCAGGTTGTCGAAGAAGCAGGTCGTGCAGCCGTACACGATGTTCACGCAGTGGCCCGCGTTCGACGCGCACACGATCTGCAGATCACGGAGGTACGAGTTCTGGAGGAATTGCGTCGTCGAGAACTTGACACCGTCTTCGCCTGCCCCGGTCTGCTTCAAGATCGTGTTGCGGCCGGCGCCGCGCAGAGATACGGACCGGACATAAGCGCCGGTGTCCATTGCGATGGCCTTCTTCAGCAGGTACGTTCCAGGCGGGAGGTACAGCTCGCCGCCGCCGGCAGCGCCCAAGGCGGTCAGCCCCCACTGAATTGCGACATCGTCGAACGTGACACCGTCGCCTTTCGCGCCGAAGTCTTTCGCGCTCCAGCTGTCTTGCAGCTTGTCCTGCACGGAGCGCGGAACCGCGTTCGTGCCGGATTGGAGAAAGCCGACGCTATTTGATCCGCCGGGGTTCGAAAGCGCCTGCACGGCACCGGCCACGCTGAACGCGTCCGACGTCTGTGCGTAGAAGACCTGGCGCCCCTTTGAATCGAACACGGACGTGGAATAGCTGCCGTTGAAGAAGATATTGGCGGCCGAACCCGAGCCATTAACGATGTAGCCGTTCACGGTCGCCAGCGGCTGCGCGGCCGGCTGCGTGCCGGCTGCGTCCCAAAACACCGTGACCGGATGCGTGATCGGGTCTTGGCCCGGCTGGCCGAAGTACACGGCGCCGTTGTTCAGCGGCTTGCCGTCCAGGCCGGTGTATGCTTTGAAGGGTTGTTCGACTGGGAGCATGCGTGTCCTCGATCAGTGCAGAGTGGCGCCGGCCGGGCGCGCCGGCGGCGTGTTTTTGTTCTTGGCTTGGCCGCGTGTGAGCGCGTGCTCGATGCGCTGGCGGAGCTGGCGATTCTTCACGTGCTTGACCAGCAGCTTGAGCGACGTGGCAACTGGAACCGGAAGGCCCGTAGCGGCGCCCGTAAGTCCCGCATCGGCCAGCATCCAGGCGATGACGCTCGCCGTGTTCGACGTGTTCACCGCGCCAGGCGGTACGGTGTAGACGACCTTGGCGAGGTCGTTCACGTCTCGCATGTGCTGCGCGCCCTGCTTGCCGAAGATCGCCTGCAGTCGGCCGTCAGCATCGAGCCGCGTGATAGCGTTGTGCAGCTTCGGCACGGACAGGATGACGTTGCCACGCCCATCCGTCGCACTGTTGGTGAAGGCCTGCTCTTTGATCCAGTTCATCGTCTCGCCCTGCAGATCTCGCCAAGCCTGCGCGCCGGCGGCGCGCACCTCTGCAGGGGCATCGTTGGCGTGTGTGAGTGCGCGCCGCACAGCGGATACGTCTTCGCGGCTGGCATTCAGGATCGAGTGCTCGAACACGTCGGCAATCGCAACCTTGCGGTCAGCCATGCCGCGTTTGTTGTTCAGCAGGGACGCGACGACGCCGCGGTCCTCGTACTTCTTGGCCAAGTTCTCACGCAAGCGGTACGCCTGCCGATAGAGCGGACCGATGACGCCCTCGGTTGCGCTGTCGATTGAGCCTTTGAGGATCGCCGAATTACGGATGTTCGTCGGCTCATAGTCAGTTGCGTTGCCAATAGCGCGCCGTAATAGGACGGCGTTTTTTACCGTGGTCGGTTGCGCCACAAGGTTGCCGTCGACGTCTTCGACTGCGGCTCCCAGGCGGATGGCACGCTTGCGCGCGACGTCCAGCAGCGGCGATACAGCGGCGTCCGGTGCGTTTTCATTCAAGAAATCGATGGCGGCGGAGAGCGTTACCGGCGCAGCGCCCTCGGTCGATTTTTCGGCCTGCTTGAAAGCGGTGCGCACGCGGCCCTTGTCGTACTCGAGACCGGCGCGCATGCCGCCGTCCACCGAGCGGCCGGTCCCGGCCTTGTCGGCAGTTTCCTTCCCAGTTTGGTCCACGAGGTTGTCGAAGTGCTTCAGGATCTGCTCGTTCTGGTCGGAGTAGCGGTCGCGCAGCGCGGCGCCGTTCTCGCCCTTCGCGGTCTCCTGTTCGAATCGGAGTTGGCTCTGGTCGCGCATGGCCTGGCCTTCGGTCAGCGTAACGCCGACCTTGTCCGCGATTTGCTCGCGCTGTGTCGCCATGTCGGTGCCGGCGCCGCCGACGCTGGCCTTCGTGCCCGGGGTAGGTGCGGCAGGTTCAGGATTGCGCGCCAGCGTGCGCTCGACGCGGTCAGCGATCGAGGGCGACACCTTACGGATCTGCTCGACGATCGGCGCGGCCGGTGCGCCCTTCGGCGGCGTCACCGCGTCAGGCAACGACTTGACCGCCTCGCGCAGCGTGCCGATCTTGCCGCCGGCGGTCGCAACGTCGGCCGCATCCAGCGCAGGCGCCGTGTTGCGCGCGGTCTCGCGTACGGTCCTGGCACCTGCGCGAGCACCAGCGCCCGCGGCGGCCAGCTCGGGCATCAGTGTCACCGGCAGCGCGGCGTTCATCGCTTCGCCTACGGCAGCCGTGTAATCCTGGCCGGCCTGCGTGCGCGGATGGTACGTGAGCATGTCGGCGCCCTGGCCGGCGGCCTGTTCGATCTGCTGGACGCCCTGCTGGGTACCAAACGTGCCATCGTGGACGGCGTCGTATAGCCCCTTCGCGGCGCCGCCGAGCGTGCCGATCAGGCCGCCTGTCGCGCCGGTAGCCAGCGCGAGCGCCGTCTCGCCGCCGCCGATGATGCGGTCGACCAGCGACGGATCTGCCGGCGCCGCCGGCTGCGGATCACGGATGACGTGGCCGGAGACGTCGACGCGCGGGATGCTCGGGTCGATCTCGGTGTTCGGCACACCAGACGGCAAAGTCTGGATGTAGGCGGCCAGCTGCTCGGCGGCCTTCGTGTCGCCGGCGGCGTCCGCATTTCGCAGGGCCTGGTAGAGCTGTTCGCGATCGTCAGCCATCAGCGACCCCCGTACTTCTTGAGCAGCGCGGTGATGTCGGCCGGGTGATTCGTGGCAGCAGATGGAGCCGGTGCAGCGCCGTGATTACCGCCCAGTCCAGCGCGCACAGCCTTGGTGCCGGCTACGTTGATAGCCACTTCCTTGTCGACCTGCTTGAGCGCCGCGTTGTATGCATCGATCCCTCGGGCGCTGTTCAGCGCATGCATCGCTTCCCGCAGGGCCGTCACGTTGGTGCCGCCGCGGCTGATGACCTGCTGGTATTCCGAGACCACGGCCTGATGACCGACCTTAAACGCGGCCAGCTTCGGATCGCTGATATTTTCGTCAGCCATCTGGAGCAGCTTGTTGACCGGAACAAATCGACCTTGGCCGAGCTCACCAGCAAGCTGCCTTGCGTTGTCGGTCAGCGCCGGCATGGTCGCCTCGACGCTTGCCATGCTGCCGGCGCGGTGGCCGGACGTGACAGCCGACGCCTGGTCGAACTTCGCCTTCGCCGAGCCCGAAGAGAGATCGTCGGGCGTGATGCCCATTTCTGCGGCCCAGGTGCCAATGTGGCTGCGCACGTTGGCGGGTGCGCTACGCGGGACCGAGCCGTTGCCGGCGACGTACTGGTGCACCCATAGCTTCTTCTCGGCCTCCGGCGTGTTGTCGGGGCCATCTGCAGCATTGGCCTGGTCCTTGTCGAACGCGAGGCGCGCAGCGGCCGTGCTCGCGGCGATGTTCTGCCCACGGCGCTGCGTATCCGCCGACAGCTGTGCGTTCGCGTCCGGCGTCGTGTACTTCATCTGCTCGTCCGGCTTCATGCCTGCTGCCTGCACCGATTTGAGGTAGTCCGGAAGTGCGGCCGCATCGGCGGGCATGTTGTCGATATAGTCCTGCGCGCCACCCTTCGGGATGATGCCGCGCGCTTCCAGCGACTTGAACATGGTCACGACCTGCGCAGGCTTGACGCCGGGCTTCGCGAGCGCGCCGGCAGACTGGCCGACGATGCCGAAGTTCTTCACCGTGTTGTCGGCCTGCTCGCCCGCCACCTTCGTGTCCGATTCCACCTGATCGCGAGCATCCTTGTTCACGCTTTGCAGGTTCGACAGCACGTCCTTGCCGCCAGGAAGAGCGGCCATGATCGTCAACGAGTGGGCGTAGGCCGATTTCGGGTCGGTCTTGACCAGCGATTGAAGTGCTTCCAGCTCGTTAGTCGGCAGGCCGCTATTCTTGGCGGCTTCGATGCGCTGCGCGATCTCCGTGCTTGCGAGATCGTCGCGCCCTGCATGTAGGAGGTTCGTGAGCGTGGCCGCATCCTTCAGTGCGACCTTCTGCTGATCGCCCGTAAATGCGCCGTAAGCATCCGTGATCGGCTTTGCCTGATCAGGGTATTTCAGAGAGAGCGCAAGCGCACCTTGTGCCGTAGGACTCTGCTGAAACGCCGTCACGTCTGCCTGATACTGCGCGGCACGCTGCTGGGCGATTTGCTGTGCGGCCTGCTGTTGTTGCAGGGCCTGTATGGTCGCGCCGACCTGCAGGCCGCTCTGGAAGTTGCGCGCGAGTTCTTGCGGGGGCATATTGCCGAGATAGTCGATCGGTCCCATTGTCATGTAATCCTCAGAATTTGGACAGGAAGGGCAGCGAGGGAACTTCCATCGACGTCGCCGGCGCGTAGTTGGCAATCGAAGCCGGGGTGCTGGAACTGAAAAGCGAACTCGTCCCGCTGCCGCCACCACCAAAGCCACCGAAGCCGCCACTCATCCCCATGATTGTGCCGGCGATGTTCAGTCCATCCGAGAATCCTTGGCGAGCAACGCCGCCTTGCGCGATCTGGCCGCCGGCCGTCGCTGCGCCCTGTTGCTGCAGCAGGTTGGCGACGTTCGATCCCGTCTGCATCCCGGCATTGCCGACGCCCGCCGCGGCGTTCTGGCCGAGTGACGTCAGACCGCCGAGGTTGCTGTATTGCTGCTGAATCAGCGAAGCGAGCAGGGCAGGCGAGAACTGCGAAAGGGCGGCTTGCACGTTCCCGCCACGCAGGCCGCCAGTGGCGGATGCGTTCGCGAGGATCGCGTCATTTCCCTGCTGCTGCAGCGCCTGGAACTGCGACGAATTCTTGATGCCATTGATGGCCGTCTGCTGCGCATCGTTGCCGTTCAGGCCAAGCAGATTTTGCTGCGCTCCCAGCGAGCCCATACCCGCATTAACGAAGGGCGACATCAGTTTCTGCAGCGCGTCGAACTGACGATGCTGCTCGTCGATGCCGGCCTGTGCACTTGCGGCTTGCGTAGCCGCAGCGTCTTTCGCAGCGTCAGCCTGGTCCTGCGCACCGGTCAATTTGCCAATGGTTCTGCCGATAAAACTCACGTGTTTTTCTCCCAGTCGTTACGGGTCATGCCCAGGATGTGAACGCCGAGCAGGTGCCCGTTCTGGCGGCAGGCGTCGCGGCGATAGCCTTCCCGCTGGAAGCCCAGCTTCAGGCAGTAATTGCGCGCGGAGGTCAGGCCCTCGATCACGTACGCGGTTACGCGCTGGATGGTCGGGTTGGCGAAGGCTTGCGCCAGGCAGAGGCGCCCGAGCGCGCGGGAATGCTGCAGTGCGCGGCGCGTGAGCAGCGCGTGCACGTCGACCTCGATGAAGCCGGATTCGATGATCATGAACGCGCCGACGAGCTCGCCGTCGACGCGCGCGCCCAGGTAGTGGACGTGCGGATGCTCGATCAGCGCGGCCGGCCGGTCGTCATGGCCCACGCGGGCGATATACGGGTCGAGGAACAGCGGCGCGATTGCGCCCGGGTCGGAAAGTGGTTGCAGCTCCAGCAGCGGCATGAGTGGTCCCGTTCGTGGGGTTCATGGCCGCTGGGCGCCGTATCTCAGCTATGCCGGAAAAACAGGCAGTGCTGCATTATAGAAATATCCTATGGGAAATTGCAAGCAAGATAGTTTGCTTCAATCACGAGTACAACAGGCCGCCCATTTCGTGCATCGTGACGACGTTCGCAGTGCCGGCAAAACCGCGCAGGGTGTCGCCGGCTGTCATGGTTGGAATGTCCACGTCGATGTAGCTGTTGGCCGGGATACTCTGCGTGCTCATGCAGCAGTTCGCCGCGGCGGAAATGGTCGCGGCGGCGGCGGCGTACAGCGTCACCGGGACTGCGGCAGCTGATGTGTTCGTGAGCCGAACACGGCCGTTCTTGAGCACGGCGGTTGGCTGCTGGGCAGTAGTCGGCATCGAGAACAGCACGGCGGCGGCGGCCGGCAGTTGGACCGGGGTAAAAAGCTGGGTGATGGTCAGGGCCATGGCTACCTCTTGAGTTGGAAGGATTGAAGGTCGGCGATTTGGCGGCGCATCTGGTCGATGTCGGGGCGGCGCTGCAGCGCGAGAAGCTGGGTTTCCAGATCGGCCACACGCCGCTCCAGGGCCGCAATCTGCGCAGCGCTGGAGCGCTCCGTCAGCACGCGGGTCGCCAGCGCATCCAGGAGCGGGCGGAGCACGTCCGAATTTGCTCTGCCGATGGCAGCGATGAGCCGGGCCTCGTCGGCGGTGGCCTGCGCTGCAGCGGTAGCCTCGGGCAGGTCGACATCCACGGCCTGTGTCATCTGTTCGTAGGCGGCGATGGCGCGCTGGTTCGGCAGGAACTGCGCCAGGATGCTCCGGTCGAGTTTAGGCATTCAGCGGCTCCGTCTGCGCCTCCAGGCGCGCCACGGACAGGTGCGCGTCGCTCGTGCCGCGGAACTTCTGCACGCGCCAGTTGCGCATGCTGCCCTGCCCGAGCCACACGAGACGCTTCGTGCGCTGGCCCTGGCGCCCAGCCTTGACGGCCCGCTCCTGGCTCCAGTTCTCGCCGTCGAACGAATACGACGTCCAGATAACGGGATCGGCGCCGAGCGGTACGCGGCCGGGCAGGGCGACGAGCTCGAGTTGGTGAAAGATCGCGCCGGCGCCGCTGTTGTACAGGATGCCCGTGCCGAACTCCCAGCCGATCACCTGGCCGTAGTGCGTCGAGATCGTTTCGTCCAGCGCGCCCAAGGCGGTCGACGTCGGATCGCCGCACAGCCAGCGGTCGTAGCACCACACGAAATTGCGCGCGCGGTACTGCGCTGGGTCAGTCAGCCCGGAATCGAGCGTGAACCACACGGGTTCTTCGAGCACCGCCGACGCGGCGCCATCGTAGACCAGCGTGCGGTCCGGCAGGTGCAGGTAGAGCAACTGGTGGTTCTTCGTCACACGTACTTCCAGCACGGACTCCGCGAGCTGGGCCTCGGTGTATTCGAGCAGCAGCGCGTCGATCTCGCCCGTAGAAATCTTCTGCGTCGCCGCGTTCAGGCCGGTCCATACCGCCGGCGACTCGCCGCGGCCGCCTCCGAGGAAGGCAATTTGGCCGCCGTACAGCGCGATGCAGTGAGTCCCGATGGCACCGCGGTTGATCTGGCCGCCTTCGACGCGGGCGAACGGGAACAGGGAGGTTGTCGACGACTGCCCGACGTTCTGAAAGACCTCGATGGTGTAGCGGTTAACCGCGTAGACCTCGCCCGCGCGCGACTTGAACACGCCCTTGATCGGATCAGGGTCGCCCTCGCTGCCGCCGTACTTCAACGGATTTACGGACGTTGGGTTGGTCAGATCGGTCACGACCAACGACGTGCCGTCCGTAGTCATGAAGTAACCGTCGATCCACAGCACGTCAATGACGATGCCCAGGTCTGCGTCGGTCACCTGCGTTAGCGTCGTGCCGTCGCAGTAGAACAGTGCGTTGCCGGATGCGATCGCCAGCCTGTCGAACGAATAATCCATGCTCACCTGGCCGGACCCGCTGACGTCTCCGAGCACGGTTGCAGTGCCATCGACCTCGACTCGTACGAGTTTCGATCCCATCACGCGATAGCACACGCCGTTCCAGTTGATGGCGCCGCGGTCGACGCCCGGGCCGGCACCGATCTGTGCGATGCCCTCGGCCGGGCGCAGGTAGCCCGCGCTGATACCCTGAGCACGCGGCACCGGGAGCATGTTGCGCGGATATGCCGTCCGGAAGTCCGGCCCCTCGTCCGTGTAGATGCCGCTGAGGATCGGGATTTGCATGGGTTAGAAGCCCTCGCCGTTCATCACGTGCAGCGTCGTGCCAGTTGGCGAGATGTGCGACAGCTGATTGTCGCCATGCCCTTTCGACACGACGACCTGCGCGCCGGCTGGCACCGGGTAATCGGCGGTGCTCGCCGCGGCCTGGCCGACCTGACCCACGCGCACGTAGCAGACGTTCGCGCCGAGATTCGTCAGGATGAGCTGCTTGCTGCCGGGCGTCAGCGTTGCGGCTGCGGCGGCCGCGCCGGGGCTCACGGTCTGGCCGGTACCGTAGCCGGGCTGGACGGGTGCTTTGATGGTCATGTTGGGTCCTTGTGGTCAGAAGCAGCGCCACGGCTTGTTGCCGGCGCCAATGCGCGGCAGGCCGGAGCACTGGCCGCTGGTGGGGGAGACGGCGGCGCCGAGCAGCGTGTTGTAGCCGCGCTGTGCCGTCGCCAGGGTCTGCGGCGTGAGCGTCTTGCCTCGGCCCGCCGCGAGCTGCATGGCCAGATTGGAGTAGACCGCGCGCACGCTTTCGTTCGGGATGCCGGCTTCATCGCCGATGTTCGAATCGTCGGGCGTGGTCGGCAGCACGTAGCCGATCGAGATGCCCAGCCCGCTCCACTCGGCCATCATCGTGTCCAGGTTGCGCAGCGCGCTCTCGAGCGTGTCGGCATCGAGGTCGAGCACGTACCCGGCCAGCGCGAGCTCGCCGAAGGCCTGCTCAATCAGTTGCTGTTTCGTCCAGCCCATGGAATCAGGCTTTCAGTGCGGCGTCGACCATCGCGGCCAGACGCTCGGTCGAGATGTTGCCGGGGTACTGCAGGTTCAGCTCGTCCGCCTTGCGCTTGAGCTCGTCGCGCGTCGGCGGCGCGTTGTCGGCGGCGTCCTGCAGCGCGGCCTGGTGCGCATCCTTGGCCTCGGTCGTCGTCAGGTACCAGCCGGCAGCCAGCGTAGCCTCGACCTGGTCGTCCTCGACGATGGTGTAGTCGAAGTGGCCGCCGTGGATCTCGTGCGGGCCCGGAGCCTTGTACAGCATGGTGGTGGAATTGGACATGGTATCTCCTGTATCAGTGGTGAATGACGTGCCTCGGGTTTTTCGGGAGGCGGATGAAAAAGTCGGGGCCAGCCGGTGGCGTGCCGACGTAGCCGCCGGCGGCGAGCGCGGCGCCATCGAGCGTGGTTGCCAGCGCGCCGGAGGCATTCGTGCTCACGGTGCCGGCGGCGGCGAACGTCACGCCATCGAGCATCGAGGCGATCGCGCCGCGGTTCGTGACGATGCCGCTGGCGGCCATGGAGGCGCCGGCCAGGCTGCTCGCGAGCGCACCGGCGGCCGTGACGTTGCCGGCGGCCGACATCGCGGCGCCGGTGAGCGTGCTGGCGATCGATCCGGACGGCGCATTGCCGACCGTGCCGGAGGCGGCCAGTGTTGAGCCGCTCAATGTCGAGGCGAGCGCGCCAGTGTCCGTCGCCTGTCCGGACGCAGCCAGTGCGGCGCCAGCCAGCAGCGACGACAGCGATCCGGGGATGCCGCTGGGCGCGCTGTAGGCGAGCCACATACGGCGCGGCGCGGCGCGGAACAGTTGCCACGGATTGTCCGAGAGGCTGAACATCTCGGCATCGGTCAGCGTACGGTTCCAGATGACGACGAGCGACAGGCCGCCATTCAGCCACTGCTGCACGCTGGTCTTGCGCGCACCGACTGAAATCGACGTGTTCGGCGCCGCGATGCCGGATGCTGCGGCGGAAACCTTGGTGCGGTTCTGGTAAATCGCGGCCGTCGTGCTGCTCGCCGTGGCTCCCATAGTGAAACCGGAAGCAAGCTGACTTGCAGTTAGGGCGGTAGGCGCAATTACGTCTGCCGCCACCGAGTTGCTGCTGTTGAACGGGATGAACTCAACCTTCCCGCTCGCAAGACGGAACTGGAAGCGGCGCGTGCTCCCGTTGTCGTCGTCCAGGGCGCTCTGCATCGCGCTGGCATTTGCCGTGCCGACCGCGAACAGGCTATAGGCGCTGGTCGTAATGCTGGACTGGCCGATGCTGAAAGCGCCGGCCGATCCGGATGCCGTCTTCACTGCCAGGCCAACCGGTGTTACGGCTTGCGTCCCGAGCACCGACCCGTTGCCGGCGATGTAAGGGATCGTCATCCTGCCGTCTTCGCCGTAGCCCATGGCGTCGTAGCCACAGACGTAGGCGCAGACAAGGCCGCGCGCGATCGGGTTGCCCCAATCGATGACCGGCGCTTGTCCGGGCTGCTGCGTCAGCACCGATGGCAGGATCATTGAGCCCATCAGGTCACCGTCGAAGACACTTCGGAGACGTTGATGGAGCCCGAGGAGAAGGCTGCCCCGCTATCGTTGTAGACGACGAACTTCTGATACGGCGGCAGGACGCCGCCATACCGGCTAGCCACGCTGAATAGCTTCGTCTGCGCCACGGCGTTCGACGGCAGAGGCAAGACGCCGATCAGTGCCATCACGCCGTTGTCGGTGGAGTTGGCGCCGGTCTCGAACGTCGTGCCGTCCAGGGACGACAGCGCGTACAGGATCGCCTGTTTGTTGCCGGCCACGGTGCCGGGGGTAATGGTCAGCTCGACGAGCAGGTCGAGCGGCTGGTTCGTCGTGTTGTCCTTCGTGCCAGACGACGTCGTGTAGCTCGCCGATGCTGCCGATGCGAGCGCGATCGATACCGCGGCCTTGGTCGCTACCGGCTGTTTTACATTCGCCATGGTTATCCGATCCGAATGATGTCGTTGATGACGCTGTTCACCTGGAACTGCAGATCGCCATCCGTCGACGACGCCGGATTGGCGGCGATGGTCGTATTGCGTAGCACCTGCATCGCCAGTTGGCGCGGCGTGATGTTGGTTCGATCCGTCAGGGCGCGCGTCGCCCAGTCCATGCGCGCCTGGTGGTTCGCGGCGCCCGGGTCTTCGGATGCGATGTCCTGCGCCGCCTTCCACATCGCGACGAGGCAACGGCCCTGAAACGTCGGATCGCTCACGGCCGCGTAGATGTCGGAGTAGGCCATGTTACGGATTCCCTTCGGTCAGGACGGCGCTCGTGCACGACACCTGCACGCCCGACGTGATGCTGGTCGTGTTGAGGATGTAGTCGGCCGCGGACGTGCCGATGCTGCAGTCCGCGACGAATGCGCCGGTCGAGTCGACGATGCGGCCCCAGGTCGCGGTGCCGGTTGCGCTCGCGTTGGCCGATGTGATTGCGGAGAAGGTCAGGGCGCCGGCAGATGCAGCGGGCGCCGAAGGGTACGACAGCGTGAGCTGCGCCAGCAGGTTGGTAGCCGTGCCGCCGGTCGCCGGCCGCGTGCCGTCGTAGATGCGCAGGAAGCCCGCCGCGCCGCCGGCGTCGATCGCCGTTTTGATCTGGTTCAGCCGGTTGTTCCGGACGGTGGTGTTGAGGCCGAGCGCCATCACTCACCTCCCAGCTGTGCTTTGACGCGCGCGCACCACGTCAGCGCAGCATTGCGAGCGAGGTCCGGCGTGTCAGCCACGTCGTGCTCTTCGTTCACGGCGCCGTTGTCGGCGTACACGCGCGCGCGCCACGGCCACTTGCCGTCAGCATTCGGAGCGTCGGCGACGAAGTATTCGTGATGCACGCGGCTGCCGGGCGCGAGAGTCGCGTCGACCTGCGTCAGCGCAGGCGTGTCTTCGGCCAGCGTTACCGGCGAGCCGGCGAACATGTTCTGCATGTTCTTGAGGGTGCTTCGGATTCCCATGGTGATCCTAAAAAAACGACCCGCACGAGGCGGGCCGGTAAAGCCCGGGGATACCGGACGCAGGAGACAACGAAAAATCAGACCTGGTTGAACAGGACGACGCCGCACATTTCCGGGTTGGTCATGCCGACGCCGAAGCGGGTGTCGCAGCGGTACTTGTAGATCTTCGAGTTGATGTCGAAGAACTTGTACATGATGACCTCGATGCCCAACTCGGTCGTACCGCGCATGTAGCCGGCGCCCGCGCCCGTCAGGCCTTCGTCGACGCCGTTGCGGCCCGGCAGCAGTTCGATCGCGCGGTCGTCCCAGAACGGCGACACGTTGCACGCTGCGGTGTTCAGCCAGGTGATGGCGGCGCCGTTGGCCGGGGCCGCGGTCACGTTCTGGTATTCCTTCTCGGCCTGGGTGCCTCCACCAGCCGAGATGATCGGCGGCGAGATCAGGTAGTTGCCCGAGCCGCCTGCGGAACCCGAAACCTGGCTCACGATGCGGAAGGTTTTCGGCTGGCCGGTGTCGGCCTTGCTGATGTGGTGGGTCGCGTTGACGCCAGCGATGGTGAATGCATCGCCAGCCTTGACGGTACCGCTCGTGACCGAGATGTTGAGGGTCTGATAGCGATTGTCGACGTTCTGGATTTCGCCACTGGTGGCCGTGCTGGTCGCCTTCGGGGTGTAGAACTGGTTTGCACCGTTGACCGTGCAGGTCACGCCGGCGGCGGCCGTCAGGCGGTACGTGTAGTCCGACTTGAACGTCTCGAAGCCCGACACGTTGCCGACGTACGCGCGCTCGTAGGCGGTGTTCACCTTCGAGTTCGCCGACGTGGACGGCTTCGCCAGGGCGCTCGCCATGCTGTTGTAGTCGCGGGCGTGCAGAACCGAGATACGGCGGCCGACGTCGCCTACCAGGCCCTGCTCAATCATCAGCGAGTCGGCAGCGGCCAGGTCATCGAAACCCGAGGCGGCCACGGTGCGCTTCACAACCAGCGTGCCCTGCGTGCACGCGACGTTCGCGCATGCCAGGTTGATGTCGGTGGCCAGGCGCTGCATCGCGCTCGCCATCTTGCGGTCGCGCTGCTGCGGGTCGTTCAGGTCGTTGCTGGTCATGCGCCACGGCACGGTCTTGTCGAAGCCGAGGCCGATCGGGACGGACAGTTGGGTGACGTCTTGGAACGACGACGAAATGTCGGTGCCGGCAGCGCCGTCGATCGACACGGAGACGTACGGGACCGGGCGCCAGAAGGCGGTGCCCTGCGAGCGTTCGAGGACGGTGGCATCCATCTCGACTTTCGAGACGTTCTTGCCGATGGCCAGCAGGTCGTCGAAACCGGCCAGCAGTTCGTCAAATTTGACGGTTTCTTGCTTGTTAAATGCGGTAGGCATGAAGCCCTCCATGAAAACGGTTGAGTGAATTGCGGCCTGTGCCGCTTGCTGCTTCGCTCATCCGTTTCCGGCCGGACGGGGGCCTTTCTGGTACCGCACTGCCCGTGGGGTGGGCGAATCCTTGGTGGCCCCGTCTGACGTGGGGGCCTCACGACGGCTTACGCCGCAGCTTGCTTCCTCTGGCGGTGGTATGCCGCCACTTTGGTGCGGTCGCCAGTGCGATCCGCTTCGGCTTCCAGGCGAGCCAGCGTGTTGTCGATGCCGGTCGTGCCGCCGGTCGTGCCGCGCACTTGGCGCTCCGGCGCCGGCGGCGCCCTGCGGGACTGAACTTTCAACTGCGTCTCCAGTTTCGCCACAGCGAAGGCGAAGTCGATCGGGTCCTTGATGGCCGCCAGCTCCTTGGCCTTCGCCGGGTTCTTGCCGACAGCGTAGACCATCAGCTCGGGCTTCGGCAGACGCAGGATGATGGCCTGCTGTGTCGTGTCCATCGTCGACGTCACCAGATGCTCGGCGTCGTCGAAGTCGGGCACCTTGAGCGCCGCCTTCGCAGTCTGGTAGGACGTCAGCTTGGCGTTCCATGCAGCTTGCGCGGCTTCCTGCTCCTCGCGCTGCTTCGCAGCCTGCGCGTCGGCTTGCTGCTTGCGCGCGGTCCAGGCCAGCAGTTCTTCGCCGTACTTCTCGGCGTCGTAGTCGCAGCCCTCCAGGGTTGGGCGCTCGCCCACCGTGATCTGCGGCGGCTGCACGGCCTGCTTGCTCGCGGCTACCTGCTGCTCCAGCTCGCGAATCCGCTTCGCCTTCTCGCGATCGGACTTCCGCAGCTCCTTCACCCACGCGGGCGCGGGCTTGCCTTCGATCTCGTCATCGCTAACGGCCGGCGGCGTCTCGTCGCCGATCGTCACGATCACGCCATCGTCGGCGCCCTGGTCGTCGCCCTCGGCGCCTGCCTGCGGCTCACCGTCGGGCGTCTCACCCTCCAGCTGCTCGTCGGCCTGCGTCTGGTCATCGTCCTGTTGCTGTGCTTCGGCCGCGCCGCCTGCCGCGCCGTTACCTTCGTCGCCCTGGAACTGCTCGCGGTACGAACGCTGCTTCCACATCCAGCTTTTGTGCATCGAATTCCCCTCGTTGCTCACCGATAGGCCCGGTGGATGCCAATGGGCAAAATGATAGGCGGAAACTATTCCTAACGCAACAATGATCAGCGGAATTTATTGCTGCGTTGCGCGCTGGACGCAGGAAACTTTACTGATTGCCTCCGTTTTGGGGTTCGGTCGGTGCCGCGGCGGGTTGCTGAGCGGCCTGCGCCGCCTGCTGGACCATCTGCTCGCGCGCCAGCTGGTGGTCGCCCAGGTGCTGCGCCACGGCCAGCGCGTGGTCGGCGCGGCCCTGCTCGACGCCGGCGAGGGCGACAACCGTGTCCGCGCGCGTCTTGTCGACCTGGGCGGCGGTGAGCGCAGTCTTCGCCTGCGACGCCTGCGCGTCCGCCATTGCCTTCGCCGCGGAGGCCTGCAGGAACTGCGCGTTCGGGTCTGGCGGAGCGTTCGCGGCTTGCTGCTGCTCGGCCAGCAGTTCCTGCTTCTCGTCGTCGGTCGGCTGGATCACGCCCATGCGCACCAGCTTGCGGCGGTAGAACGCGCGGATGTCGGCCATGCCTTCGCCTTCGAGGTTCATCAGGATCATCGCCGTCAGCACCGCCACGGTTTCCGGGTCCTGCGTCATCTGCAGCACGCCCGTCAGCTCGCGCACGAGCGCGGCCTTGCGGCTGACCGACGACGGGCCCACGTCCGGCACGACATCGAAGCGCGCTTTTCTCAGGTCGTTCGCCAGGTAGCGCTCGCCCGTTTCCTTGTCGATCATCGGCTTCATCAGCTCGACGGTGCCGGTCTGGTCCGCGTGGTCGATGGTCTTCATGCGGCGGCCGGGCTCGTGCAGCAGCTCAGACGCCATGGACTGCCACACGTGGCCGACCTGCTTGATCATCTTCTTGAAGTTGTCGATGTAGATGAAGACCTGCATGTCCAGGCGCTGCTGGATCAGCTCGACGGCCTTGCCCGACTGGTTCGGCTGCAGCTGCTCGCCGGCCTGCTGGTTGCCCAGCATGTCCTCGAGAGCCTGGCCGGCCAGCTGCGCGAGCGCGGCCATCGCCGGCGGCATGTTCGGCGCCTTCGTGTAGGCCACTGGCGCGATGATCTGTTGGCCGGTCGCCTGATCGAGGATCGGGTTCACCAGCAGGTACGGATACTTCTCGATCGCGTCCTGTGCCCACATCTCGGCATGGCCGGCGATCTGCTCGGGCGTCAGGATGGGCTTCTCGATGTCGAAGCGCGCCGCCATCTCGGCCAGCCAGCTCTTGACCATGTTGTCCAGCACTTGGGCGTCGCGCGCCAGGCGCACGTGGCCCTGCATGCGTTCGATACCATCGACGAACCAGCGCTTGCCGTAGAACGGCACGATCGGGATGCACGTGCCGGCGATGTAGCCCTCGTCGGACAGGATGCGCGCGCCGTTCATGATCCACTTGTGCACCTTGCGGACCTTGCGGCGCTTCTCGCGCACCTTGCGGAAGCCGCGCGCTTCCAACTCGGCCAGCTTGCCCGGCTCGTCGTCCAGTTCCTTCTGCGGCACTTCCATTTCGTCCGGCTCGTCGTCGCCCAGGGCGAGGCCGCGGAAGAAGTGCACGAGCTCGGTCTTTTCCTCGACCTCGTACACCTCGGCGATCCACACGACGTCCGGCGTGCACCAGTCGAACTCGTTGCGCGTGATGAACTTCGGCATGCTGTCCGGATCCTCGCCGTACTCGTTGGCGTAGTCGTCCCGCGTCATCGACGACAGCACGTAGCAGCGGCGCGCGTCGGCCTTGTCGTACCGTTTGCCGTCCAGGCTGAAGAACACGCACGTGTCGGCCTCGTAGATCGGCTCGATGGCGATGCGCTGGCGCGTGTCCTCGTCATCCAGCTCGTCCTCGTACCGCGCGCGCAGGCGGATCGCGCCCATGCCGCCGCTCGTGCCTTCCTCGAAGCAGTTGTCGTAAGCCTCCTGGGCGCCGCTGTCCTGCTCGTCGGCGCGGAACAGGCCGACGCATGTGTCGGCCAGCTCGTCGGCCTGGCTGCCGTCCTTCGGCACGAAGTCGACCGTGATCCGGTTGTTGCGGTACTCGTTGATGATCCGCAACACCGCGAGGTGAGTCTTGTTGAATTCGAAACGCGGCTTGTTGGCAAACTGCTCACCGACCGGGCCTTCCCACTGCGCGCCGGGGATCGAGTAGAAGCGGCGATCGCTCAGGCACTGGATGCGCGTGTCGCGCGTCGCGGTCTGGATGGCGTCGAAGTCGCGGAGGAAGAAGTCGTGCTTCGCGGCCTCGCGGTCGCTCTTGCTGGGTCGGCTCATGGCTGATGCCTCTCGGAATTAAATTTCCGATAGTCTACAGCTATGGGTTACGGGATGGAAATAGAATGTCTTTCCGTCGCGGAATCGTTGTCTTGTTTACGGTAGCCTTGCCATTCCACAAACACTAGGGGATGTAGATGGACTACCAAGAACTGCTCTTTGCTGCCGAGGTACGGAAGGCTGCGGTCGACATGTATCGCATGAGACGTAAAGAAATCATTGAGAACCATCCACAAGAGGGAACTCTTGGACAACGGCTTGCCGAATGGGAGGCTCAGCATCCTTTCGAACACTGGTTCGTGGAGGCGTATAAGTCGATCACATGGGCAGCATCTGTTGTTCGCGATCTCCGCCAGAAGGAAAGCTCTACCGGCGCCTGAACGCCGACGCTGTCGGGATCGGCGCGACGGCCTGAGGCTTCTTTGGCTTGTCACGCACCATGAACGACATCATCAGCGAGTCGGCCATGTTCGGCGACGGTATTTTCTTTGCGCGCATCTCGTCCTTGCTGACCAGTTGGATCATCTTCGAGCCGGCAGTGCGTTTGCGCTGCTGGCGGACCAGCTCAGTCTTGAGCTGCTGCAGGTCCTTGATGTCGCTGGACAGGAAGATCATCGTGGCCGGGTCGGCATACTCGCCCTTGACCACGGCCTTGTACGTGTTTTCGAAGCGATCGCGCAACAGCCACCAGCCCATGGCGCGCAGGTTGCGGAAGACGTCCTCATTTAGGCGGTCATCCTTGTACTTGCCCGGCCACGGTGCATCGCCAGCGCCGAAGCCCTGGACGTCGATGTTGCGGCCGGCTATACGCTCCTTCAATCCGACCTTCACACCGGCGCCGATGCCGATGCTGTCGTACACCACAATGTCGGATCGATGCTCGAATGCGTCGTCGAAGGTGCGCGTGACGGCGTCATCGATGTCGCCCTCGGTCCAGCGCTTCACGTCCTCAACGAGCACGCCGTAGCGCCGCGTGAGGCCCTTGGCGTCGGTGCCACTGTCGGCAGGGTCAAACCCGAGCACGCGATCGCCGCGCGGCGTGTAATTCAGCTTGAGGTGCGCGTCGATGGCCGCGTCGACCCATTCCGGCTCAATGATCGAATCCTCGTAGTCGGCGTTGCATTCGCCTTCCCACACGTGCAGGTACTTCTTGAAGTTGGCGGCCTTGTCGCGCTCCATCTCAATGCGCAGCACCTCGGGGAACTTCGGGTTGTCGCGATACGACACCTTGCGTACGTACGTGTAGTCGTCCTCATAAAATCCAGGACGGCCGGCGGCAATCTCGGCGTTGATGTGCTCGATATACGGCAAGACGAAGCGTGTGTACGTCGGCGCGTCGGGCTCGCCCGGGTTGAAGCTCACCCATATCTCGGAATCGGCTTCGCGGACGGTCGGGATCAGCACCTTCCAGCTGTTCTCGCTGACGTTCTCGGCCTCCTCGACCCACACCACATTGAACCCGAACTTCGACTTGATGGACGTGATGTTGCGCGCCAAGCCCACGAACTTGGCGCACGAGCCATTCTGGCCGTAGATGCCGTCGTTCTGCACGTCGAAAAAGTCGCTCAGGCCCAGCTTCTCGATCTTCGCTTCCAGCACGGCCTTGCTCGATTCATCGATCGAGTTCTGAAATTCGCGCGCGCACAGCACCTTCGTGCCGTTTTGCCACATCATCCACACCAGGATCTCCGCGATCTCCTCGGTCTTGGCGCCACCGCGGCCGCCGAACGGGACCTTGATCCGCTTCGGGTACAGCAGGAATTCGAACGCCTCGAACAGCTCGATCTCCAGCGGTTGTTCCAGCACGGCGCTCATGCGGGCCTCACGATCTTGAAGACGGTGCCGCGCGCGGGGTTCGTCGGGCTGGCTTGGTCAGCATTGCGCTTGTTCAGGTCGTCGATCGTGTCCTTGTTGGCCTTCAGCAGGTTCATGCCGATTTCGCTTGCCTCGTTCGCCATCTTCGTGAGCACGGCGATATTCCCCAGCACGTTGCGGCTTTCCTCGCTCATTGGTGCGCCGTCATCGATCTCGGCCGCCTTGTTGTGCGCGATGCCCGACAAACGGTGCGCGGTGGCTGCGCCGAAGCGCGCGGCGCCGGCCAAGTGCTGGCTGATCGCCTTCAGGTCATCGGCAAGGGATCGTGCAGCAATCTGTTCGGAAATGTTCAGCTTCGAAAGTGCATTCTCTGCTGCAACTATTTGATTTGCCGCATCTTTTACGTTCTGAACCCGTTCGGAAAAGCGCCCGGAGATCGTCGACTTGCTGACGCCGAACTCCCGGGCAAGCGCGGACGGAGACTCGCCGGCCAGCAGCCGCTTGCCGATGCTCTCCCATTGCGCGTCAGTCAACTTGGATTGGCGTCCCATAGCTCATTCCCGGTGGAAATGTCGTAATGATGCCACCGATCAATGCTTTTGCGAAAGGCTTGCCAGCCCAACCAGATGCTTTGCGGCCGCCTGCGCGTGCTGAAACGCCTCGACGAACAGCACGGCCGGCTTGACCTGCAGCCCGAGGCGCCGCGCCACCTGCTCGGGCGTCTCCATGCGCACGTAGCTCCACCACAACAGCGAGCGCTGCAGCGTGGGCAGCGCTTGCATGGCGTGTTCGAGCAGCCGGGCGTCGAGCTCATCGAACGCGCGGCGGTCCTGCTGCTCGGCGCTGCGCTGGCGGTGGAAGAGCCGGGCCCAGTTCTCCAGGCGCGAGCCGATGTCGCGGCGATCGGTCAAGGTTCCACCTCCATGAAGCGAGAAGTCAGCAGGAGCAGCCGGTCGTCTCCGCTGTCGGGCTGGATCACCACGCCGTTGCCGATGACGCGCAGGACCTCGTAGTCCTTGCCGAGCGTCAGGATCGGGTGAAATTTCTTCACGTCGGGCAGTTCGATGAGGATCACGCTGCATCCTCCCGCAGCTTGCCGTTCTCGGCCACGACGCGCAGCCTGGCGCCGCGCACGCGCTGCACGCCGGTGAAGATCATGGCGGCGATGCGGAAGCCGCAGGCGAACCCGCCGATGAAGCCGATGGCGAAGCAGGCGGCGCAGATGACGGCGATCTCGTTCGGCGTCATAAGGTCTCCCGGGTCACGCGTTCGAAGTTCTTGGCTTCCATCCGCTCGCCGCCGCCGTAGCTGAAGACATCGAACTCGATGTCGCGGCGCTTCAGCTCGGCGCGGATATCCGACAGTTCGCCCACCAGCATGCGCACGTCGGCTACGAGTTCCACGTCGGTTTTGTCGTCGAACGGGATCATGCTTTCTCCTTCATGGCGCGCAGCTGGGCGCGGAAGTCTGCCTTCATGGCCTGCAGGCCGTCGATGGTCCAGGCGCCGCCGGTCTGGTCGCATTCCAGAGCTTCGACGGCGGCCAGGCCGATGCGCGCGATGAGGCCGATGCGGTAGTCGGCTGCGTTCCCGGCGCGGTACCGGTTGCACTTCTTGCACTGGCCGTGCGCGTTGCGGAAGTCGAAGCGCAGGTGCGGCGCGCTGCCGCGGGACCGGTAGTGGCCGCAGTCGTAGCCGCCGCCGGGCTGGTCGGCGAGCGTCGACAGCACGGTCGGGCAGCTAATGCACGTCTCGTTGCGGTCGCGGTAGCGGACGAAGGCGTTAAACGCGTCCTGCGTCTCTGCGATGTGCTCGCTGCGGGTCTTGAGCTTGGCTTTACGCTCGCGGGTCTGCTTGGCGTCCAGGCGCTTACGCTCAGCGACGGCATGGACGGCGGCGCATTCCGGACCGCAGACCTTGTGGCTGATGTTCCGCGGCTGGAAGCGGTTGGCGCAGCCTTTGACGGCGCACTTGCGAAGGCGCGGGCCTTTGATCGGCATCTTGCGGGTGAGGGGAGTTCTCAGCATGGTCAGCGCCCCTTGCTAGGATCTTGAGCCAGGCCGCGCCATTTGACCTCTTGCCAGCAAGATTTCTTACCTGCCTGTTCATTGGCCTCATCAATGCAGAAACCGGCGTAATACCCCCATACGTTTCCGTCCCAGTGTTGAAACCCAGTAATTCCTAAGGAATCCTTGGTCTCATAGACTCCGGCCAAATCCGGCTTCCGTCCTGGGCCAAACCATGCGCTCTTCTTCATCTTTCAGTTCTCTTTCGTTCTAGTTAGTCATGCGCTCGCGCGCGAAATGGTCTCGTCTCGGCCTTGCGCTCGCTCCACAGCGGGCACGCCTCGTTGGTGTCGTCGGCCCGCCTGGGCTTCTCGTAGCCGGTGCACGTGCCGTCGGTCTCGCCGGGGCGGAAGCGTGCGCACGCGGAGCAGGGGGCGGGTTGTCGAGCTGTCAATTGAAGCCTCCGCGGCTCGATGCCAGGCGCGGGCCGGGCTGCTGCGCACGACGGTGCCAGCGATACGGCAGGTCTTCGAACCGGGTTTGCGCGCCGACGTAGCGCAGGCCGACGACGCCGGGCTGGCCCTGCCGCTGTTTCGCACTGATCCACTCGCAGACGTCCTTGTCCTCGGTCTCCGGGTTCCACAGCACGTCGCGGTACAGGAAGATGATGTTGGCGGCGTCCTGCTCGATGTATCCGGACACGCCCAGGTCGGACATGATCGGGCGCTTGTCGCCGCGCTTCTCGCACTCGCGGTTCAGCTGGGCCAGCAGGATCACGACGGCGTCTAGTTCCTTCGCCAGGGCGATGAGGCCGCGGGTGTACTCGCCCATCGCCTCGTGCAGCTTGTCCGACTTGGCGCCGGTGATGAACGACAGCTGGTCGATGCAGATGACGTCGCAGCCGTGCGTGCGCTTGACCTTGCGCGCCTTGGCGCGAATCTCCGGGATCGACAGGCCGGTCTGGTCGTCGATGAACAGGTTCAGGCGGCGCGAGTTGATCGTCGCGTTCGTGATCGCCTCCCAGCGCGCGGTATCGTCGCGGCCTTCGCCGGGCTTGCGCAGCCACGACATGTCGACCTGGGCCAGCGCCGAGATGTTCCGGTCGTTGACCTGATTCGTCGACATCTCCATCGACAGGAACAGGGCCGAGTAGTCGCGCGCGGCGTTGCGGCAGATGCCCAGGCCGGCGGCCGTCTTGCCCGTTCCCGGGCGGCCGGCGATGACCGTCAGCGTGCCGCGCTCCAGGCCGCCGTCGAGCATGTCGTCGAGGTGCTGGAACCCGGTCGGAATCGGACGCACCTTGCCGTCCAGGCGCTGCTGCAGGAGCGTGATGTACTCGTCGAGCGTCGAGTCGAGCCGGCGCGGGTCCTTAGCGGTCTTGCGCTGGGCCAGGGCGTCCAGCTTGGCCGCGGCGTCGGCGATGCACTCGGTGCTGTCCTTCCCCGACTCGGCATCGGCGGCCAGGTCGATCGACAGCGCCGACAGCGCGCGCTTGGCGGCCTTCTCGATGACGATCCCGGCGTGGTACGCGATCTTCGCGCTGCTGGGCGCGGAGGCGTGCAGCTTGCCCAGGTACGGGAACAGCTCGGCGTCCAGGCGCTCGGCCAGGGTGATCGCGTCGACGCGCTTGCCGGCGGCGAGCTGCGCGCGGATCTCGCCGAAGATCGTCCGGTGGTCGCCGCGGTAGAAGTGCTCGGCGGCCAGCTCCGGGACGCGGTCGAACGCGTCGTTGTCGCGCAAGATCGCGCCCAGCACGGCCATTTCGGCCTCGATGTTGAACTGGTCGCTCATGCTGCCTCCCGATGCGCGCGCTGGGCCTGCTGGCCGGCGGTCGTCAGGACGTACTGCCCGTCACCGTTGAGCCACCAGAGCTTGAGCCAGTTGCACTTGACCGACTTGAGGAACACCGTCCGCCAGGCCTTGTAGCGCTTGGAATCCGGCGCCGAGTAGCGGTCCTTGAACTCGCGCCACTGCAGGGCCAGGAACTCGTGCGGCAGCCCGACCTTGTCGGCGTAGGCAAACACCGGGTCGTCATCGGGGATCGGCGTCTCGCCTGCTCGCTTGCACTCGGCGAGGAAGGTCTGCAGGGACACGGATGTCTTGCGTTTCGGGACTTCGTGGTGCTCGCCCTCGTCGCCCCCCTTGGGGGGTATGGGGGGATGTTGTTCTTTATTCTTATCTTCTCTAGGTAACGCGGTGGTAACGGTCTGCTCCGTTTCCGGTAACGCTTCCTGCGTTACCTTTGCGTTAGCCTTATGGTTCGAAACACGCTTTGCAGTTAGTGCGCGCTGCTTCGCAGACGCACCGTTGTGCTCTTCGAAGCGCGAAACGGTAACGCCCTGCTCGGTCTCGGTAAGCCAGCCGATCGTTACCAGAGCCTTGCCCAGGCCCGGCACGCCGGTCTTGCGATCGATGGTGCGCGTGGTCATGCCGTGCAGCAGGCCGTCGGACGAATGCTCGTCGGCGGTCGCCCACAGCCAGTACAGGCCGCCGATGATGGCTGCTTCGCCCTGGTCGGTCAGTTCGCACAGCTGACCGATGCGTGGGTCGTCCCACAGGTTGGTGCGTACTTTGATCCATTCGCCGGCCACGTCAGTTCTCCTTGTCGCGGACGATCAGGTTGCGCGCGCGGACCATGGCGGTTCGGCGGGCGACAACTTGTGCTTCGTTCAGACGCGCGCACTCGTCCTGCGCCAGACGCAGGTCGGAGCAGATGCCGGCGGCGGTCATGATGTGCGGGGCGCCCGGCGTCGGGTAGGCGACGATGAAGTCGCCGTTGGCGTTGGGGCCGATGGCTTCGTAGGCGATCATGCTGCCTCCCTGTACACGTTGCCGGCTGCCAGGCGCGCGTAGATCGTGTTCATGGCGGCCGTGACTTCCCAGCGTTTGGCCATGGCCATCTGCTGGTCGTGGATTTGCAGGGCGGTTTCGATGTCGCGCAGGGCGTCGCCGTCCAGGCGGAAATTGCCGGTCTTGGCGCTACGGATCTTGGCGCGGAAGGTGCCGTCGAGGGCCGCGACGAGCTGGCGCTCGTGCTCGGCGCCGATGCCCTTCTCGCACAGGATGAGGGCGACGTTCAGCGCGCAGGCGACGCAGGACCATGATTCCTCGTTGGCGTCGCCGGCACGCAGGTTCTCGAAGGAGAGCCAGTAGGCGACGCCGAGGTCGGTCGTCTGGTCAGAGGTGAGGGTGGATGCGTTCTCGCCGCGTGCGTAGCACATGGCAATCGCGGCCAGGCCGCCGTGCGTGGTGACACGGCGCGGGACGTACTTCTTGTTACGGGGCTTTTTCGGCTTCGTCATGGCGGCGTACCTTCCATGGCGTGCAGGCAAGCAAGCTCAGCATGAGAGTCCATCTGTGATGCGCGATAACCGCGCTGCCAGTCGGTGATGGCTGGCGCGCCCGGATTCATGTTGTGTCCGTTGATGCTTTCGCCGCGGCGGAATGCAGCGTAGCCACGGTCGAAGTGCATCTCAGGCGATACGAGGGTGATCGACGTGTCCATCATTCCCCCGCCTGCTTGCGGCACTTCTCGGCCGTCTTCGCCAGCTCGTCGATGCTCGCGTTCAGCCGGCCGAACTCGCGAGGCGCCGCATCCGAATTGCGCGAGCGCTGGTAACGGTCGCGACGGATCACGACGTTGTCCGCGCTCGACAGCAGTTTTTCCAACTCTTGCTTCTGTGTTAATGTGTTCATGGCATATCCTTTTCTCCAGCCCGGCTCTCCATCCGGGCTATTTTTTTGCCGTCTCGTGACGCAGTCGGAACCCCTCATTGCGACCTCCGCATGTTCCGTGCGCCCTTCGCGCCACCGGCACGGCTGGCAAATCCAACTGGCCCACGAGAGGCCCCTGTACGCTTCGGGGCCTGGTGCTTAACATGCGCCTGCACTGCCTCCTTCATCAGCAAGTACGCGTGTGTCGCGCTCGCCAGACCCTTCGCGGCCGAGCACTTCGCGAACTGCTCCTTGAGGCTTGGCGTCGTTCGAACCCGGGTGATTTCGGTGCGCGGGCCTTCGTCGAGGTGGGCAAGTGCTGCTGCGATTACTTCGGGGTGATACTTCATCGGGTTCTCCTTGGTGCTTCGGTAGGTAGGACAGCCTTGCGGCTGGGTGCTTCTGTTGCAAAATGGCTTCTTCCTGCTGGCAACTTTTCGGGCGGCAGAAAGCGGCCGGGGTTACTGCGTTTGAGGTGCCGCACGTCGTCGGGACGGCGGGGTGGTAGAACGGATGTAGGCCCAGTCGGCTTCCGGGCAAAGCTCTTCGCAGACCAAAATGCGGCCGCTCTCGCGCTCCAGGTTGATGGCGAGCTTCTCGGTGCATGCCCGGTTTCCGTATCCGACCTGGCGCAGGTAGTCGAACGACGTTCCGCAGCGAGCCGCGAAGGAGGCCCGGGCTTCCACCGGGATCGCGTTTAGGTAGTCGATAAGCTTCATGTCGACTACTGTATCACTTGATAAAGTAAAACTCAAGCAAATGATAATTTATCAAATGCTAAAGGTACGCGACAATATCCGGATGGATATGTACCAGCATCGTAGGGATCGCCTACAAGCATTGATCGACGCCGAGTACGGTGGCCGACGCCGCACGTTTTGCGAAAAAGCCACTATGGATGAGGCTCGTTTAGCCCAGTTGCTCTCGCCTACATTCCGGAAAGGGCATGCGTTCTCAGAAAAGACAGCGCGCAAACTGGAGGACAAGATTGGCCTGCCGCCGCTCTATTTCGACCAGGGCGCGCTACCGCCGGCTGAGCAGTCGCAAAACGTCGTGGACTTGATTCCGGGGGCGCGTCGTGTGCACGCATCGGATGCAGATGATCCAACCATGACGCAAATCAGAAAGGTGAAGCTCAAGGTGCAAGCAGGCATCACTGGCTTCCAAACTGAGCCCGAACACTACGAAGGTGAAACTCAGGGTGTTCCGACAAGCTGGATTCTTCAAAATGGGCTGCGCAGGGACGCGCTCCTCTCCATCGTTGTGCGTGGCGAGAGTATGGAGCCGGCGCTATATGACGGCGACACGGTCGTTGTGAACACTGCAGATAAGGCACTCATCTCGGGAATGGTGTACGTGATCAATTACGAGGGAGAGGCGGTAGTCAAGCGTCTGTTGCGCGACGCCGGCCAATGGTGGCTTGCGTCAGACAACCCCGATCAGCGCCGGTATCACCGACAGCTTTGCAAGGGAGCCGAGTGCATCATTATTGGCAAGGTGATCCGCAAAGAGAGCACCCATATTTAACGGAGAGTGTGATGAAGAGTATTTTGGCGGTCTTTGCTGTAGCAGGCCTGTTAAGTGGCTGCGCGCTCACGCATGAGCAAGTCGTCGAGCGGGCTCACAACAAGACGAACACCGAGCTCTGTATGGCGTTGATCCAATTTCCTCAGTATGCTGATGTCGTGCAGGAGGAGCTGGACTCTCGTGGAAGAGTTTGCGATATGGAGCTGGCGGCGGCACAGGTCCAGGAGCAAAGCGCGCAGAACGAACGCTATCGCGCGGCGCTCCAAACGGCGGCTGCATCGTTCAATACCGCGCCAGCCTATCAGATTCAGCAGCCGAGGCCGATTACTTCGGTGGCTCCGCTTCCATCAGCGGCAGCCCCCATCACAGTGAGCGCGACCGCGTATTTCACAGGCCAGCAGCGACAAGTTCAGACGGTCACGTACCAGACAGGCTGGAGTTGCGAATATCGTTACGCCGGGCAGACGTTCTGGCGGACGTTTGTCGGTAGCTGCCCGTCCAGCATTCAGGTCCAGTAAGGAGGCGCAATGCAAGCTGAGGTATGGGCCCTTCTCCTCACCATCGGAATATTTGCGGTTGTTCTCGCGCAGGCATTGCGCCGGATGGAGCGGAGGCTGGCTGAGATGTTAGAAATGCAGCAGAGATCCGCACTTCGAATAGTCGAGTTGGAGACCGAGGTAAAACGAGTGAAAGACAACGCCAAGTAATTCAACGCCCCATAATTAAAGGCCCGCTTCAAGCGGGCTTTTTTTCGTCTGTACCATCCACGCAGAAATATTTTTCGAAAACTTTATCAAATGCTTGACGCGTAGCTGTATCGTTTGATAAAGTAACTCCATCGCAACCGAGCCCGCAGGCAAGAGCCTCAGGGCACCGAGCCCAGCAGGGCGATGGAGAACACGATGGACCGCTACCGCAACCACGACGAAGACCGCGACGCCCTGATCGCGGACCTGGCCGGCAAGGAGCTGGCTTTCCGCAAGGCCCTGCTGGCGTCCGGCGACATGCAGACCGCGAAGGACGTCGGCGACACCGTGACCGACTACCTGGCCACCGCCTACGACGACCTGCACGATCTGGTGCTCGGCAAGAAGACGTTCGAGCAGATCCGCGACAAGGTTATGGCGGACGAGGCCGAGGTCGAGGCGATCTCGCAGGTCGAGCGCATGGAGCAAGCCCGCGCCGAGTCCCGCGACGACGACCGCATCGAGCGCGCCAGCTGGAACCGGGTGTTCGCATGAACGACACGATCAAGCGCCTGAGCGCGCTCAAGCACAGCCTGGAAGGCGCCCGCGACACGAAGCACCCGATCCCGATGCCGCTGATCGACGGCATGAACATCGGCCTGCAGATCGCCATCGACGCGATCGACCGCGAGCTGGAGACGATCGCGGCCGGGCAGGCGGCGGCAGCGCTGGCGGCGCAGCCGGATTGAGCAGGACGCCTCACCCTCGTAAGGGGTGACTACAGAGCAAGGGCGGCACGGAAAGCAGACGTGCATCAGCAAACGAAGTGGCAAGTACGTGAAGTCTCAGGCCTGAAACGGGATCGATCATAGGTGGTGTCGGAGGCTCGTTCCAGACCACCGGCCGAGAGACGCGTCGGGAATCTTGCCGAGCTGGAGTAGCGCCCAGCCCCTTGCTCTGTGGTGAATGCGCAGGCTGATGCGCGCGTGATAGTGAGCCCGGGCACGCGATCGAGCGGACGTATCTCGAACTGGACCAAGCCGGAGATCAGCACCGGCCACCACACCAATAACCAACCGCCGGCGGCGCCGGCCAGAACGAGGAGCAGCAGGATGGAAACGAAGCACACGCCCGGCCCGTGGACGGCCTACAAGCGCCCGGAGCCGGTCGGCTACGCGGAATGGGAAGTCCACTATGGCACCGAAACCGAATGCGTCGCCGAGGTGGTGCACGAGGAAGGCAACGCTCGTCTGATCGCGGCGGCACCGGAGCTGCTGGAGGTGATTATCGCGATGATGGCGCGCGCCAGGAAGACGGGTGCGACTCTGTTTTTCGACTCGGACGAGATGCGCGCAGCCTATGCGGCTATTGACAAAGCTACCGGTAACGACCGCCACGCGGTGAATGCCATCGTCGCGGAGCGTGCGAAGTGATCGCCGCCCGCATCGCGCACTGCCAGGATGCCGAGCCCGCACCGCGCCGCGACCTGATCGGCACGCTGCTGTTCTGGCGCATGGACTGGTGCGAGCAGCGGCCCGGCCTGATGTTTGCCGCGCTGGGCGCCCTGATCGTGCTGGCCGGCATGCTGGAACAGGTGATGCCGTGATCCGCGACGCCGCCCGCGCCTTTCTGTTCCTGCTGGCCTTCCTGTTCATCGTGGCCGAGGTGCAGCAGCTGGACGAGATGAACGAACCGACACCGATGTGGAGCCCGAAATGAAACGCAAGTACCGCGAAGCCATGCGCGCCGCGGCCCGCGAGCGGGATCGCCAGCCCGACGATGACGACGAGGCGATCGAGGCGCGCGACTGGCACGACGAGTGGGCCCGGGCGCACCACATGCCCGAGCAAGCAGCAGATTTTCAAACGGAGATGACGAATTGAGCAACGCACTGACCCTGATAACCGGCGAGATCAACGCCATCAAGGACGACTTCATGACCTTGCTGTCGGATCGTTCGATCAAGTTCGAGCAGGAGGCGGGGTTTGCCGTCCAGATCCTGGGCGCGAACGACTTCGCCCTGAGCATCGCCACACAGAACCGCGCCTCCGTGATCAACGCGGTGAAGAACATCGCCGCGATCGGCATCAGCTTGAACCCAGCGAAGAAGCAGGCGTATCTGGTGCCGCGCCGCGTCGGTCAACAACAGGCAATCTGTCTGGACATCAGCTACATGGGCTTGATGGACCTCGCGATGGCGACCGGCTCGATCAAGTGGGCGCAGGCTGAGCTGGTGCGCGCCAACGATGGCTTCTCGCGCGGCCGGTTCGACGAGCCGCCGACGCACACGTTCAACCCGTTTTCGAAGGACCGCGGCGAGATCATCGGCGTCTACGTGGTTGTGAAGACCGCCGATGGCGACTACCTGACGCACACGATGGAAATCGGTGAGGTCTACGACATCCGCGACCGGTCCGAAGCTTGGAAGTCGTACGTCGCCAAGAAGATCAAGTCGTGCCCGTGGGTGACTGATGCCGGCGAGATGATCAAGAAGACGTGCGTCAAGCAGGCCTACAAGTATTGGCCGAAGACCGAGCGCCTGGAGACGGCGATTCACCACCTGAACACCGACGGCGGGGAAGGCTTAGTCGACATCAACGCGCGGCCCGAGGGGCAGATCGATGTCAACCCGGTGATCGCCGCCGCGCTGCGCACGACGACCGACGCCGATGCCCTGAACTTCTGGCGGGAGAACAACGGGACGTTCGCCAAGCAGCCGGCCGACCACAGGAAGCTCAAGGAAGCGATTGCCGGCCACCGCGCGCGCCTCCAGGCCGAGCTGGCAGAAGCGACCCGCACTGTCGAAATGGAGCCTGCGGCGCCGCCCATGAGCGCCGAGGACGCCGATTACCAACGCACTGTAGGAGCAGAGCCATGAAGTTCATCGAATGCGCCCAAGGAACACCGGAGTGGCACGCGGCGCGCGCTGGGCTTATCACTGCGTCGTGCTTCGGGGACGCGATAGGCACCGTCGGCGGTCTGTCCGACCAGCAGGCCAAGTACGTGGCTGCGATCCGCGCCGGCCTCGATCCCAAGTTCGCGCTTATCGAGTCGGGATATAAGGCCGCGCCGACGGCGGAAAGCGTGCGCCGCGCGCTGGCCGGCGAAGACACGACGCAGCCGTCGGACACCGCGCGCCGCTACGCCGCCGACCTAGCGATCGAGCGCATCAGCGGCCAGCCGCACGGCGAGCCGCCGAAGGCCTGGGTGCTGGAGCGCGGCCACGAGATGGAAGCCGCAGCGCGCATGCACTACGAGGCGCGCACGGGCTCGTTCGTCACCGAGGCCGGCATCTGCCTGACGGACGACGGCGTCTTCGGCTACAGCACCGACGGCCTGGTCGACGACGACGGCCTCATCGAGGTCAAGGCCCCGATCGACAGCACGAAGATCCTGGCCATGTGGCAGACCGGGAACACGTCGGAATACGACCACCAGATGCAGGGCGGCATGTGGATCACCGGCCGGAAGTGGTGCGACTTCATCATGTTCGTGCCCGACCTGGGCGCCGTCGGCAAGGACCTGTTCGTCAAGCGCGTGTTCCGCGACGAGGCGTTCATCGACGCCATGGTCGCGAAGCTGGCGAAGTTCGACGGCCTGGTGCAGGCGTACGAGCGCGTCCTGCGGGAGGCAGCGTGACCGACAAGCGCGTCTTCCGCATCACCCCAACGAACCGCCGCCACGTCGCCGAGCAGGTGGCGAACCTGCCGGAAGGGTACGTGATCAAGGCCGGCCCGCCGACGCGCAGCCTGGAGCAGAACGCGATGCTGCACGCGATGTTCAGCGAGCTGGCGAAGAAGGCGAAGTACATGGGCCGCACGCTGACGGCGTACCAGTGGAAGCATCTTCTCATCAGCGGTCACAGTATCGCGGTCGGCCTGGCGCCAGAGATCGTGCCGGGAATCGAGGGCGAGTGGATCAACATCCGCGAGAGCTCGGCCAGCATGACCGTCGCGCGCATGACCAGCCTGATCGAGTACGTGCACGCGTGGGCCGCCGAGAACGGCGTGCACCTGGAGGGCTGACATGGACCCGGCGCGCATCCAGTTCCGCGAGCAGGTACGCCGGCTCATCGACGACGAGGAGCAGCGCGGCCTGAACTGCCGGGGCTGCCTGTTCTACCGCCAGCCGGCGCGCGTTTGCCGCGCCGTGGAGGCCGAAGCCGCGAAGCGCGGACTACGCGACTGCGACGCGGTGGACCAGTTCGGCGACGTCGTGATTTACGTGGCCACGGACACCGATCCGCGGCAGATGGACCTGATCGCCGGCGCGTGAGCCGGCCACAACAACGAGGACGACATGACCCAAGAATTCAACGAAACCCGCACCGGCTTGGCGAACAACTTCGCAGCCGCCGGCGCCGATCTGCTGGCCTACATGGGCTCCGCCGCCGCGCTGGCTGCAATCCCCGACACCGAGCCGCCGCGGTACGTCGTCGCTGGCGCTCTGGCGGACATCGTTAAGCTGCTGCCGGCTGCGGAAGTGATCAGGCCGGACATCGCCACTACTGCGGGCGAACAGGCAGAGCCCCTGAGCGATGAACGGATCATCGATCTGGCCCGGCTTGAGGGTGACGAGACGAGTCATGGCTTCATCTTCAACAAGGGCAGCGGTTTCTCGGTCATCAGCTTCGCCCGTGCCATCGAGCGCGAACTGTGCATCGTCCCGAGTGCAGCCGCGCCCGCCGGCCTCGATGAGCGCGAGCGGTTCATCTGGCAGATGGGCTACAACGCGGCCGCTCCAGCAGCGCCGGAACAGGTGCAGGCGGCTCCGTACGCATACGAGCAAGACAACGGCGCCGACACCGAGCTGGTCTACGCGGCATGGTTCGAGCACGGCTACGGCAAGATGGACCCCGAGTGCATCTATCGGCCGCTCTACCTCGCCGCTCCCATCGCAGCAGCACCCGCTGCGCCCGAGCAGATGCCGGCCGGCCTCGTTCATGTTGGCACGCTGTCGGTCTACGAAGACAAGGATGCGACGTTCGGCCACGCGTACGACATCAGCACGAACATGGCCGGACACAAGGCACTTCAGTTGCTCGACGGGGCCGAACTGTATGCCACAAAACCGGGCGCAGCAGCACCCGCTGCGGAAGAAGTGCGCGACACCGCGTTGCTAGATGCGCTCGATGCGTGGGTGAAGCAGAACCGCGAAGGCGGCCACTACAACTTCGTTTTCGCGTTCGACACCGAGTCGACTGCACGTGACCAGATTGCGGCTGACGACGAGATCCAAGTCCACATGAAGCGCGCGGCCAGCACCGAAGGCGAGGCGCGCGATGCGTAAGCCAATGCGCGTGCTCGTGGCCTGCGAATACTCGGGCCGCGTCCGTGATGCGTTCACCCGCGCCGGGCATCTGGCCATGAGCTGCGACATGCTCGACACCGAGGCGCCAGGCGCGCACTACAAAGGCGACATCCGTGACGTGCTGTACGACGGCTGGGACTTGATGATCGCTCACCCACCGTGCACACGCCTGACGAACAGCGGCGTGCGCTGGCTGAAGGAGGCGCCCGTAAAGCTGCAGCCGTGGCAGTACTCGGCGGAGGAGGTCGAGGCCTACTCGAAGATGACGCCCGCACAGCGCCTCGATTTCATGTGGCGGCAACTGGAATCGGCGGCCTCGTTCTACAAGTTGCTGCGCGACGCGCCGATTCCGCGCAAGGCCATCGAGAACCCAATCATGCACTGCTACGCACGAGAGCGCATCGAGATCGGCTTCCGCCAGGTTGTGCAGCCGTGGTGGTTTGGCGAGGAGGCATTCAAGGCAACTGGGCTTGAGCTGATCGGCCTGCCGCCGCTGGAAGCAACCAACCGCCTGATGCCGCCAAAGGCTGGCACGCAGGAGCATAAGGCATGGTCGAAGGTGCACCTTGCGTCGCCCGGGCCTGACCGCTGGAAGGACCGCAGCCGCACGTACGACGGAATCGCACAGGCGATGGCTAACCAGTGGGGACGACTCGGGCCATTGGTTAGGGAAGAACGCCGTCAAGCGGCGCAGCAGGAGCTTGTACTGCAGTGCGCGGCGTGACGCGCCTGCTCACCTGGCTCCAAGCCCTGAACACATGGTTTGCGGATTACATGCGCCGCACCACTCCGCAAACAGATAAAGAGATCGAGGATCATCAATGGTAACGAACAACGAGTTGGACCAGATTGAGCAGCGTATCGACTGCGTGGCGCAGGCGCTCGAAGGGTGTAGGGCTGACGCACAAGCTGCCTTCGCCTTCCTCTGCATCGAGCTTGCCCGCCGCTCTACCAGCGGGAGCGACGGCACAGCCGCTGCCGGGGCGGGAGGGTTGACGCCACTGGACTACCGCGCTCAAGGCCGCGAGGAAGCGCTGGCGATCATCTTGGCCGAAGACCCGGAAAACCCGTTTGCCGACCAGACCAACAGTGTCTTCGGCGGTGAAGACTACAGCACCGAATGGGACGAAGCGGCGCTACGCGAACTGCTTCATATCGGCGACCGGAAGCATGACGCCTATGACCGTGCTGAGGCTGCGTACTGGGACGCACTGGGCCATAAAGAGGAAGCCGAGCGCGAGATGCTGTTTGTACGGCAGGCGCCGTTCTACGAGCCGCTACACGACTTCTTGTCGAAACATCGGGCGTACGACTTGATGGGCGACTTGAAACGCGCGGCCGCCACCAGCGGGAGCGAACTGGCGGGCGATCTGCCGCAACATGCTGGCATGATCGACTTCGTGGACGAGTTCGGCAGACTGTCGCACAAACCGGGCTACACCGCCGACCAGATGCGCGCCTACGCCCGCACCGCCATTGCCCAGCAGGACGCGCCCGAAGCACCGACCGACGAGCGGGCGCAACTACTAGCGGAACTGCAAGCGCAAGAGGACGACCATGCGGCAATAATGCGCGAACGGGTGCGGGCGCATTTGACGGCCACCCATCAGGCAGGAGCGGCTGTCGATTGCGGCACGTACGAGTGCAGGGCTGGTCAGAGGGACGGCGTGATCTGCGCTGACGGCGAATGCGATATCGCCAGCGGTCAGCGCGCCGCTCCTGCCCCTGCTGCGGAAGAGGTGCGGGATAGTGAACTGCTCGACTGGCTCAACGAACAGCCCGTGCACTTCATCGAACTTGACGATTTCAGCATTATCGACGTGAAAGGCAACGACGTGCGCACGGCAATCCGCGCCGCCATGTCCGCATCTCAAGGAAAGACTGAGGAGGCGAAGTGAGCATTCCGAAAGGCATCAACGAGCGGGTTCCTGCCGGCCCGTACCGTTGCCGCTTTTGCCCAGCGGCCCTAAACGACAAGAAGTCGCCCGAAGCCCAGGCGTGGGACTGGGTGACCGGCAACTTGCCGACGACCGAACACTGCTGCCCGACGTGCCAGCGGACCAACGGCACGATGTGGGCCGAAATCGTCCGCCGGGCTGCATCTCACGACACGCTGAAAGGAGAGAAGGAACATGGTTGACGATTTCGACGACGTCCCAGTGCGCCTGCCGTCAGGAACAAAGGTCGTAGTTCGCCTCCCGCGCATCTTCACGCTGGAAGATGGCATGCACCTGATGAACTTCCTGAGCTCGTACATCACGGATAAGGCCGGCGAGCCACTTCCGGCAAAAGGAGACAATGCGCATGGCTGAACTCAACGTCGAATTGGAGCAAGACCCGCTATACGACACTGCGGTGAAGGTGGTACGGGCGCACAATCGTGCTTCGCTATCACTGGTTCAGCGCACGCTGCTCATAGGTTACAACCGGACGGCTCGCCTCTTTGAAGCGATGGAACGGGCTGGCGTCGTGTCGCCGCATGATGAAAATGGTCATCGAACCGTGATCGCCGCGAGCAGCGCGCCACAGCAAGGTGACCAGAAAGGGGAACCCGATGCAGTTTGAACGCAAGACCGATCGCCGCCGCGGCGTGTCGTCGTACTTCACCAGCCCGGTGAACGACCGGCGCCGGCCGCAATTCGAACGGCGCGGCACGCTGCCACAGGTGGCGCCGCCGACGCGCGAGCAGCAGCTGTACGGCGAGCGCCGGCAGTATCCGAAAGAACGGTAGGGGAGAGCCCATGGAAGAGCTGACACTGTCGACGCAGGAGATTTACGCGATCACACACTACAAGCTGCCGAAGAAGCAACTGGCGGCCCTGCGCGAGCTGGGCATCCCGGCGCAGCTGCGCCGGATCGACAACACCGTGTGCGTGCTTCGTGCGCACGTGAAGAACCCGGGCGGCGCGCCGGCGCCCACCGCGCCCGCCGGACCGAAGAGGAAATCAGCAAGGCAATGAACAGGCAGCGCAAAACGAACCGCGGGCTTCCGCGCCGGGTGTACATCAAATTCGGCGCGTACTACTACGTGGCGCCGGTGAAGATCCGCGACCCGAAGACCAAGGAAATGAAGACGTGGATCCGCCTGTGCTCTGTCGACGACGGCGAGGTCGCCATGCTGAATGCGCTTGCCACGCTCCTGGGCAGCAAGACCCACGTCGAGGGTACGATGCCGCACCTGTGCGCCGAGTTCAAGGCGAAAAAGCTGAGCAAGTACACGAAGCAGACACAGGACGATTACGGCCGGTACCTGGACGTGATGGCGGACGAGTTCGAAGCGTTCCACGTCAGCGAGGTGACGACGAAGGAGTTCGCGGACTTCCTGAATGAGAAGTTCGCCGGAAAGCCGAACACGGCGCGCAAGTACGGCGCCCTGGCCGCCAAGCTGTTCAAGTACGCAGTGTCCGGGCTGGGCCTGCGCCAGGACAATCCGATCGACCAGCTCGACCTGGGCGACTTCGAAACCGAGCGCCGCACGGTGCTGCTCACGCACGAGCAGGTGCAGAAGATCCGCGCCGCCGGCATGTACAGCAAGGCGCGCAAGGACACCGGGCAGCAGATCCCGACCGCGAGCGGCCCGATGTTCGCCTGCATCATCGACATGGCCTATCTGCTGTGGGCGCGCGCGCTGGACATCCGGACGATGAAGGAAGACCAGATCGAGGACGGCCACATCCGGATCCAGCCCAGCAAGACGAAGAAGAGCAGCGGCAAGGTCGTCGACATCGCGATCACGCCGGCGATCCAGAGCGTCATCAACCGCGCGCGCGCCATCAAGAAGACGTACGAGCTGCCGGCGTCGAACCCGTATCTGTTCCCGACCCAGAAGGGCACGCCGTACGCGAAGACGGGCCTGATCTCGATGTGGGACCGCGCGAAGGAGCGCGCCGGGATCAAGGACGATGTCACGTTCAAGGACCTGCGCTCGCTGGGCGCCACTGATGCAGCGCGCGCCGGCCAGAAGATGAAGGATATCCAGACCCGTCTCGTGCACACAACGCCGAAGACGAGCGAAATCTACATTAAGGAAGCGATCCCGGACGTGTCCACGATCGACATGAAATTGCCCTGGAACGCATCTAATACCGCTGGGTGAGCTCGGCTTTTCCCGGGCAAAGTAGGGCGTTCGCGCACCACTGTATATTAGATGACTCGGGCGCAAAGCCAGTATTCATGCGGGTTTCAGGCGTTGACGGCCCCGCATGGGGTGCAGGTGGTCGGAGGTTCGAATCCTCTCGCCCCGACCAATAGAATCAAAGAGTTAGGCCAGCTTCTCAGCTGGCCTTTTTCTTTTCTGGCAGAATTACCCCTACATTTACCCCTACAGTTTTTAGCCCTACGAATTGCCCTTACAGGCGGCCCGGCGCCGGCGTCATGCTGGTACGTGATGCCTCGATCTTGGTCCGTTGCCATTCCTCGATCTCGTCCGAGTCCCAGGCCACAGCGTTAGCCCCGATCGAGATCTGCTTTGGGAACAAGCCGGCCTGCATATCGCGGTAGATTGCGGTGCGTGACTTCCCGACTCGCGCCTTGACGTCGGACAGGCGCAAGAATACTTTAGGTGCATTCATTTTGGGCTCCGCGGCTCAATTTTTTGACGGGCGTGGACTTGGTCTCCGCTGCGGTCGAATGCAGCATTCATGCGGGTTTCAGGTGCGTTTGGGTGGGCGCGCAAAAGCCTTAGGGCCGGGCGTCCACAAGGGTGAGCTTCTGCCAAAGCATTCATGATGTGCAGTGCATCGCTACGGGCATCGCTTCCTATTGCCCTGAATGCGCTTAGCAGCGCGACCTCATCTGGCGTCATGAGGTCGACGTTAGGGGGAAGACCTGCGATGTGTAAGATTTGGTTATTCATGATTTTTCTGGTCGATATCGATTGATGAGCGGTCTAGCGCGCCGCCAAGTTCATGGCCCACAGAGTCAGCCGGTAAGGTACAGCTGTATTGCGCAGCAAGGGCGAGAAGCATCTGTTGGGCGGTTCCCTTCGCCAAACGGAAGTCGGCGATCAACTGGCGCTCTTGGCTCGTGACCTCGTGGTCTGCATCATCAGATCTCTGGTGGTTCGTGCTCATGCTGTAACCGCACCTTCAACGTTATCGGGCAGGGCGTCTGCGATCTCTTCGGATACGTCGAGCAACATATCCTTGGCACTGGCCCTCATAGCGCGGAAGTTCGCCAGCAGCCGGCGCTCTTGAGCCACCAGCCAGATCGGCAGCGACTGGGGCAGGGGCGTTGCGCTGGACGTTGCATTAGTGCTATTATTAGGATTCGCCATAGTTTCCTCCAAAGAATTTAGGGCGTAAGGGCCATCCGGTGCGGCAACACCGGGTGGCTTTGTCGTTTCTAGGGTTGGGTTAAATCTGATTCGGCGACATCGTCTGCGGCGGTGCCGTAGCCTTCTTCATCGAGAGCATGCATGCCAGCCTAGTGATACCTCTCTGCGTAACCTGGACCTGTTCCTTGGTCTTGTGCTCCTTGCTTTTCGGATCCTCGTACGTGCCGATTTTGTGGGCTAAGTAGCCGCTCTGCAGCTTGTCTTGCCGCGCCAGGTAGCGTGTTTGGCCAGGTCGGCGATAGATCCATCCGTTCTCAACCATCAGGCCTTCCAGCTCGCGATATTGGATCTGCAGTACCTTCGCTGCATCGCGCATGCACATGGCGCCGTCAGAGCTCGCTATCAGGTTCAAGGCGGCGACCGCTGGCGCCTGATCGGCAACCTGTCGTTCGAGCCGCGCGACCTTCGCAACCAAATCGAGACGGCCTTCCTCCGCATCAGCCCAAGCGCGCGCCGCGGCGACGCGATCGGTAAAGTCTGGAAGTCCGGCCACCGATGGTGGCGCGCTTCGGTGTGCCACCATCGGTGGAACAGGGTGAGATGCGAAGTTGCTTGCCGTTCGCTGGGTCTCCACGGATTGTGGATCCCCCTGATGTATGTTTTTACGCATCGCCGGCAGAACCTCATCAAACACGAAGCGCTCAAACGCCTGCGCGGCCGGCAGCTTCGCTTTGACGATGAGCCGCATCACGTCGGCCTCGCTCAGCACGCGGATGGCTTGTATGCCGCCGGCCGTTTGGATGGGGTGCAGCTTTTGCGCCCCACGGCAGTGACGCATTGCAGAGGTCGGGTCAACGTATCCGAGCGCCTTGCAGACGTCGTTACCGATGAATAGGGGCTCGCCGTTCTCACCGACGATGGCGCGCACCTGATGCGTTTCAAACTGGAACAAGGCAGGTTCTGTTCGCTGTAGTGCAGTCATCTCAACCTCGGTATGCTCGTAGTATCAAATGTGGGTTGATAAGACTGTACATCAACCTGTTTGACGTCGTCAATCTATAGTTGATGTTTTTTTGCCCTCCAGATTGTTGAGCAAAAAAAAACCGGCACTTAGCCGGTTATTTGGTGTGATGTGAGATCACTCTTCACTTACCCACTTTCCTATTACGGTCGCCAGGAGGATGTGTGATTCGCTAACCGGAGTGATCGCTTGTGGCCACTGCGGATTGAGCGTCCGCCAATAATTGACGCCGCCTTCGATGATTAGCTGTCGGAACAGCACATCCAAGCTGCGGGCCATGCCGGCGGCACTGAATATGACTCTTGAACCTGAGCGATAGGCAGCGTCTGGGTCGGCAAAAATGATATCACCTTCAGAATACGAAACCTTGGCGCCAAGGTTCTCCATCGTAACGCCCTTGACCATCATCGCAAACGTGCGATCTCCGTGCTCGACAGGGCAGGCGATCCACTGGCCCTTGTGATAATCCCAGTTGACACTCTCAGCGTCGTCAAGCCAGCCGACTACCTCGGAGCTATCTAAGAGAGGGACGTAGACACCAGACTCGGATGATTGGGGTAGGGTCGGTGCGCCAAACACAAAATGGTGCCGAGGACGCTTCAACTCGGGCAAATTCTGCTCAGACGATTCGCCACGAATGAGCCAATAGGCATCTACCTTGAACAGATCCGCCAGAGCCCACTCCCTGTCGTTATCAACCTTACCACCGTTCTCCCATTTGTGGACTGCTTGGGGACTGACGCCAATTTGACGAGCTACGGCGGCTAAGCTGAGCCCGTTCTTCTTGCGCAGATATTTTAGACGTTCTGCAAACGTGTCGAGTTTGTCAACCATTCGTTGAATTTTACATGATTTTGAGTTGCGCGCAACGTAAATAGCTCAACCTGTTTTCGTCAACTGTGGTTTAATTCGCTTGACTGTCATCAACCGACGATTGATAATTGAGCACATGAACACTTTCCTAACTGAAATGATCGCGGCTTATGGGAACAATCGGCTCGCCGCTGACCTAGGCGTCTCGCCTCAAGCAGTATCGATGTGGGCAAAGCGAGGTGTATTGCCGCCGCGGCGAGTGTGTGCCGCGTCGCGCTTGTTAGGAGTTCCGGCTGAAAGACTCTCTCCTGAGCTCTTTGGCCTGCTGGGCGAGCAACCGAAGCCGACCGAAACCTAACGAGTCCACACATGAATACAAGACAGAACGCCTCCACTAAACCGGCAGGCGCAGGGACCTTGCACGCCCAAATTCCGCAACTGATGGCGCTGGTAGACGTCGGGGCTCTAGCGTTGGAGCTGTGGCGCGCCGAGCAGGCCGTCGCCGAACTGCACGGCATCTATATCCGCAAGATCCAAGAGTACGAAGGCCTCTACGGCGTCGTCGATGGCCGGATTAACCCATGCAATCACGAGCACATCGCGATCGTCTCGTACACGATGGACGCGAGGTTGGCGCTGACCGCGGCCAGGCGCAGGGTGTACGCCGCACGCCGCAGGCTGCGTAATGCGTGTGCGAAGGCGGCCAGGAAAGGGGCCGTTAGCGCATGAGTACGCCCCAGCTCGAGGACGGCTTCACCATGATCGCGAACGGACTTTTCGAGGCGATTTTGGGCGGTGGCTTCTCGCAGCGTGAATTGCTTGTTCTGTTCACCATACTGCGAAAGACGGACGGCTTCCAGAAAACGGAGGATGACATGTCAGCTTCGCAGATTGGTGACATGTGCAAGCTCGCGCGCCCGCACGTGACCGCGACGCTCAACCAGCTGGCGCAACGCAAGGCCATCAACAAGCGAGCAGGACGCTTCGGTTCGATCGTTAGCATCCAGAAGGATCCACGGGCATGGGTATCGTCCGAACAAACGATACCTACCTCAGCTAGTACCGATTCGGTACAGGGTAGTACCGATTCAGTACATGTACCGATTCAGTACGCAGGTAGTACTGAATCGGTACAGGTCGATAGGACCGATTCGGTACACACAAAAGAAAACCTTCCAAAAGAAAACCAACAAAAGAAAAGTCATCCCACCACTAGCGTGGTGGTTGCCGACAGCGGCGCTGACGGCGAGAAGCCGGCCAAGTCTGCAAAGCCAGATTGCCCGCATCAGCAAATCATCGCGCTGTATCACGAGATCTTGCCTGCGTGTCCGGAGGTTCGGGACTGGACGCCAGCCCGGGCCCAGCAACTCCGAGCCCGTTGGAACGAAAACCCCAGGCATCAAGACCTCGACTACTGGCGCCGGTATTTCGAATATGTCGGCACATGTGGCTTCTTGGTTGGCAAGCATGCGGGGAGGGGAGGGCGGCCATTTTTTGCCAGCCTTGAATGGCTTACGAAAGCAGAGAACTTTGCAAAGGTTCGGGAACGACGTTACGAGGAGCGAGGAGCATGAGCAACGAGATCAAACCACCACCGCACAGCCTGGAGGCAGAGCAGAGCGTCATCGGGGCGCTACTGCGCGACAACGACGCAGTCGACCGCATTGGCGACCTGCGAGCCGAGCACTTCTTCCTGAGCGATCACGCCACGATCTTTCGCGAGTTGATGCGTCACCTGGCCGCCGGTAACAGCTGCGATGTGATCTCGCTGGGGGACGCGCTGCACGGCAAGGTAGGCGACTGCCAGCGTTACCTGAACTCGATGGCGCAGAGCACGCCGTCGGCGGCCAATATCGCCCGCTATGCTGCGATCGTGCGCGACAAGGCCATGAAGCGTGGACTGATCAAGTTTGGGCGAGAGGTTGCCGAGATGGCCGCCGGCTCGCCGGAGGAGTCGACGGTCCTTGTCGATCGCGTGTCGTCCGACCTCGAGAAGCTGGCGCAGGCTCAAATCAAGATCGAGCCAGTTCGCGCCGGCGACGAACTGCGAAGCCACGTCGAAGAGATCGAGCGGCGCATGAGTGGCGCTGTCCGCGCGATCTCGACCGGTTTCCCTGACGTCGACGCAAAGCTTAGCGGTGGCGTTCGCCGCGGTGAGTTGATCGTGCTGGCCGCACGCCCGAAGATGGGCAAGACCGGCTTTGCGCTGAACGTCGCGTGCAATGCAGCTGCCGAGCATTCCGTGCTCGTGCTGTCGATGGAAATGCCGAAGGCGCAGCTGCATGATCGGAACATCGCCAGCCAGGGGCACATCCCATTGCCGCACCTACTGCAGCCGAACCAGATGACGGACGAGGATTGGCCCCGCCTCACGGACGCCACGATGAAGCTGCGCGACCTCCACCTGTACTTGGACGACCAAGGCGGTCTGCGTCTCATCGACGTCCGCATGAAAGCCAAGGGCGTAAAGCGCAAGTGCGGGTTGGATCTGCTGGTGATCGACTACCTGCAGCTCATGGAGGGCGACGGCGACAATCGCAACTCGCAGATTGAAGGCATCACTCGCGGCCTGAAGGCATTGGCGAAGGAGCTCGATATTGGAATCATATTGCTGTCGCAGTTGAACCGGAAGTTGGAGGAGAGGCCGAACAAGCGACCGATCCCGGCTGACCTGCGCGACTCCGGTGCTATCGAGCAGGATGCCGATGCAGTGCTGTTCCTGTACCGCGACGACGTCTACAACCCGGACAGCCCCGACAAGGGTATCTGCGAGGTCGATGTCGCGCTGTGCCGCCAAGGTGCACCGGGACGTGTGGCGCTGGCGTACATCGGCGAGCAAACCCGATTCGAGACACTAGCGCAAGGCTGGAAGCCAGCGCCGCCTCCCGAGCGGCGTCGTAGCCGCGGCCTTGCGGATCACCTATGAGCGTGTCCGCATGAGCACCGCGCGAGCTGCACTCGTTGAGATCCTGGAGGGCCTGGAAGCGATCGACGTCGACGCCTCAGCGAAAGAGAAGTTTCGTCAGCTGGTGGGCGCCGTGGCCAACACGCACGGTTACGCCTGGGTCGAGCGTGCCGGCCGGATCTCGTTTGCGAGCCGGCTCCTACGAATGCATGTCGGTCGGGCAGAGATACGAGAGCGGTTGATTGGACTTTACGGCGTCTCGCGATCGCAGGCCTACCGGATCATCAGTCATGCACTCGAACTGTCTCACGAATGAGCCGCCGATGAGACGCCCCAGCGGTTTAATGGCACATCACGAAAGGAATTTCGATATGGCTTTTACCCGACTAGAGGAAGCAAGCAGCATGGCGACGAAAGGACATTGGTCAATGATGATGCAAGCTGCGATCGGCGCGAAGGTGCGACAGGAAGGGGCGCGGCGCGCGACACGCGCAGGCCACACTTCGAGCACCCAGCAGAACAAAGAAACGCTCGCAAAAGCGCTGGCCAACATTCCGGCGGGCCAAGCGCCGCGGGCAAGCAGCCCAAAGCCGATTCCATTGAGCGCGGCCGCGAACAAGGCGCGCCTCGCCAACATCCTCGCGGACGACTAACCCGACATCTCGCCAATTAGCGGAAATAGCATACATGCCAAACATTAGCCTTACTGATGCACTTTTGCGTGCCTATCTCGGACCCAAGGGTGGCCTGCAGCCAGTTGACGCACCGCCTCCCCACCCGCCGTCGCCGGCTATCGAGATCGACTATCCGCATATTTCCACGCAACCGGAATACAAGGTTGCAGCCGATAAGCTGAATCACTTTGCTAAGCAAAAAGAGGAGGCAGAGGCAAAGCTAGCGGACTTGCATCAGCATCTCGCGGCAAAGGCGAAGCGTGTCGAGCCTAATGCTGAAGATGCGATCACCAAGGCAGAGGCATTGCTGGCCGGCGAAGAGCACGACGTCGACCTACACGCCGAGATCCAAGCAGCAAACAAACTTATCGATGCTCTCCGCAAAGCCGTTGAGGCACAACATCAAGTGCTACGCCAGGTGGTCAGCCATCTGTCCAGAGCGGCCGGAAGTCGCTACCAAGACGAGCACCGCCAGCGGGTAAAGCGGCTTATGGCTGCAGTGAATGAACTGAATGCAGCTAACCGATCTGAGATGGCATTGCGCTGGGACCTAGACCGTCTTGGCTACACCGGTGAGACGCTGCCGGCCATGAACCTCAGGAGCGTAGAAGATCCTACCGAAGTCTGCGGCAACACTACCTACTACTGGTATCGCGAAGCCGAGCGGTATTCCCAAACGGCTGCAGAGGCCGCCAACGAAGTGCGCGAGGCCCGCCTCAAATCAATGCTTGGGAATTGAGCGGTAAGGATCTGCATTGAACGCAGACCCTTGCCGCCTTACAGGGATCATCCAGACACTAACCAGATAGAGAAACCACATGCCGAAAATCGTATTAGGTCAGCCCCCAAAATCGTTCGATCGTACCGTGAAGTTCCTGCAGGTGAACGGGCAGCCCGGCCAGTTCAACGTGAAGTACAAATATCGGACTCGCGACGAGTTTGGCCAGTTCATCGACACCATCCGCGATGACATCATGGCCGAGATGAAAGCCAGCCTCGACCGAATCGAGGAGCTATCAGCCAGCGGGCAGGACATCCCCGATGTGAAAGAGTCTGAGTCCTTGGCTCGCCAAGATGCGGCCAATGTTCGTTACATCATGGGCAGCGTCGACAGCTGGGATCTTGATGTGCCATTCAGTGAAGCCGCCGTCGCGCAGCTGGCCAACGAAGTTCCGGCCGCAGTGGTCGCCGTGCTGGCCGGCTACCGTGCCGCGGTTCTCAATGGCGCCACTGAGGCATGACGGTTCTCGAGTTTTACGACTTGGTCGTGAAACTGCAGGGAGCGCGTGCCGCAGTGACGCACCCCTCCGGGTATCTCAACTGCAGGAACCTGGTCGGACCGACACCGCACTGTCTCTCATTCGCGGAAAAAATCCCCCTTTGGTGAAGATGTTAAAGGGCAGAGCGAACGTGTTAAACCCTGTCGCCATAGGGGGAAAGACGCTTGCGGCGTTAAAAATGGATGTTAAAGCGATGTTAAAGCCGGCCCTGTTTAACAGCGTCGGCTTTTTCTTTGATGGACCGCCCAAAGTGCCCGCTAAGGCCGCATGGGCAACGAACGGAAGGACACGAAAGCAATGAGCGACGTCGCCCGCGCAGTAACCCTAGAAACACAGGTAGACACTACCGGCGCCCGCGCCGGTTTTAACGAGATCCAGCGCGAGGCCGGCACAATGGCGGCCGCCGTCGCACGCTCCAGTGAGCAGGCTGAGCGGGCTACAAATGGCATCGGTTCCGGTGCCTCGGGATCGGCGCGTAACGTCGAAGCCGCGACGCGCAACTTGATCGGATCGATTCAGCGCACGAGCGCGGCAATGGAGACGGGCTCGCGTACTGGGAGCGCCTACTTTGAGGTCTTGGGCCGTCAGCGTGGCATTGATCCTGCAGTGCTTGAGCCGTACCTCGCGCAGCTTCGTGCGGTTGAACAGGCTCAACACCGCGGCGCGGCTGCAGCAAACGCGAACGCGCAGGCGACTGGGCATGCCGGCCTGTCTGCCGCGCAGATCAACCAAGAACTTCGCTTCCTGCCGAACCGCTTTCAGTCGATCGCTGACAGTATCACTGCCGGCCAACGTCCGATGCAGATCCTCATTCAGCAGGGCGGCGAGCTGGTGTCGTCGTTCGGCGGCATCAGCACTGCGGCAAAGGCCGTAGGCGGTTACCTGATTGGGTTGGTGAACCCGATCACGATCACGGCGGCTGTAGTGGGGACGCTAGCCCTTGCATATCGCCAGGGAACACAGGAGCTCGATGCCTACGCTCGCACGCTCGTTTTGACTGGCAATGCGGCCGGCGTAACTGCTGGTGCAATGGGCGATATGGCCAAGCACATCGCTACCGGCTTTGTAACGCAAAGGGAGGCTTCAGCGGCACTTGCCGCATTGCTGGGAACAACGAAGGTCAGCGGCGAGAACCTGCAGGAGTTTGGCCGTGTCACAGTCGCGATTAATCGCGAGGTGGGCAAGAGTGTCGAAGACATCGCAAAGGACTTTGAGGCTTTGGCAAAGTCGCCGTTACAGGCCAGCGTAAAACTGTCGGAGCAGTACCATTACCTGACCACAGCGACTCGTGAGCAGATCGACGCGCTCGAAAAACAAGGGAAGGCAGAAGAGGCGGGAGAGACTGCCCAAAAGGCCTATGCTGCCGCGTTTGAGGGTCGCACTCAGCAACTCAAGAACAACATCGGCGATATCGAACGGGCTTGGCGCGGCGTTGGCAGCGTGGCACAAAAGGCGTGGGACCAAATGCTCAACATCGGGCGCCCCAAGAGCAATGAGGACCAGATTGCGGATATTGATGCGCAGCTTGAACGGGCAAGGACCCATCGGACGCCTATCGTAAGTTTCGCGCGCCTTGCAGTTGAACAATCGAAGCCGGGTCTCGACGTCGACACGCTGCGGCGGCAACGGGCTGACCTCGTGTGGAAGAAGGCAAAAGCGGATTGGGACGCCCAGCAAAAGGGCATCGAAATCCAGATGAGCGAGGCGATGCAGGCTTGGGATCAAGCCGGCGAGAAGTTCCTCTCACGGACCAAGCAGCGCGATAACGAAATTGCGCGCATGCGTACGCAAGGCCTGGCTGCCGGCGTCTCCGACAAGGACATGAGCGATCGGGAGGCCAAGATTCGGCAATCGTATGCCGACCTGGACAACAGCGATCTTGCAAAGCTGGAGGCGAACCGAACCAAGCAAAGGGCCGTGCTTGATGGGGAAATGCAGGACCTTGAGAATAGCCGCAAGCTGCAGTTGCTCAGTGCGTCCGAATACTACGCCAGAAAGCGGGACATCGATCTCAAGGCTCTCGCCTTGGATCTGCCCATCCTGCAGGCGACAATGGGCAAGGATAAGAAAAAGGAAGATCAGTCCGCCTATCAAAAGGACCTTGGGGACTTGCAGGCGTATTTCACTCGTCGCAGCAACATCATCAAGGCCGCCAACAATTCGATCGCTGAAGAGGCCGACGGGCCGGCGAAGGCGCTCCGCGCTCAGGTCGCAACGTGGGATCGTTCGATATCGTCACAGCAGCAGTACGCCGATCAGGAAATGAAGCTGTTCGGCCAGACGGACGCCGCTCGCAGCATCTTGATTGCCCAGCTGCGCATCGAAGCCGATGCGCGCAAGTACCTGGACGATCTTAAGCTGAAGGGGCACGCGCCAACTGAGCAGGAGATTGCCGATATCAACCGGGAGGCCACAGCTGCCAAGGGACGGATAGCAAACGAGATCGCCCGAACCAACGCAATCGCCGGCGCGGGGCAACTCCGCGAAGAGAATCGCCGGTCTGCACTTGAGGGCATCAGTGATGCAGCCCGGTATTCCGACATGGCCCTTGAGATCGACGCCAAGAAGTGGCGCGAACTGATTAGCTATGCCAAAGAGGGAAGCGACGAACGCAAGCTGATCGAAAAAGAGTTCAACGAATGGTATGCGAACCGCCAAGCCGAGCGCGATCCTTGGACCGCTGCCCGTCGAACACTCGCGCAGTACGGTCGTGAAGCGTCGGACGTAGGAGCCGGCATCAGCCAGGCAATGACAAACGGGTTCCGAAGCGCAGAGGATGCACTGGTTAGTTTCATCACCACGGGCAAACTCAGCTTCAGCAGCCTGGCATCGTCCATCATCGCGGACCTGGCGCGCATCGAGGCGCGAAAAGCTATCTCAAACTTGGGATCTTACGCCTTGGACTTCGCGATGCAATCTTTCGGACAAATTGGTAGCTCCCAAATTGAGGCGTCTCACACTAGCGAGATGAGCCGCATTCTGTCGCAGCTGCCGGCGCGTGCCAACGGTGGTCCGGTTAACTCTGGTCTGTCTTACCTGGTGGGCGAGCGCGGGCCGGAGATCTTCACGCCTTCGAGTAGCGGGGCAATCACGCCAAATCACCTGATCGGCGCTGGCAGTGGTGGAGGCGTCACAATCAATCTGAGTACCACCGTGAACAACAACGGTGCCACGAGCACTGCCGGCGGTGACCAGTCCGTCGCGGGTAAAGCGCTGGCCGAAGGGTTGAACGCCAAGATCAAGGCCGTCTTGGCTGGGGAGATGCGGCAGGGTGGCTTGATCTGGAAGGCACAACAGGGCCGCGGCTAAACTCGTCGGTAGTGGGTGGGTAACGTTATAGGGCCTAAAAGAATCGTTCAACATACCTTCAAAAGATGAGCGAGCAGGCAAGCGAAAAAAACGCCTGATCGATGTCTGCTCGTCGCTCACGCTAATGCCGGGCACGTCCGCTATCGACCCAAACCGGACGTTGACGAAATCATCGTTGAGTGATGCACGTTGCGAGAACGAAAAAAGCGCGACGGCAGAGCTAATGTCGCGCTGCTGCAGCCTCTTTAGGGGCGGTTTCAGTGCGTGGCAAGTCTGGCGCTGGTGCTTTACGTAGGCGCTGCGGAGGGAGCAATCTCGGTAAACACCATAGCGCCTAGTAGTCGCACAGGTCCCATTGCCTCTGCAGGTATTTCAACTGCGTCGTAGTCGATAGTTTTGCGCAAAACCCGCAAGCAGACGTGCCGAAGGGAATGAAGTAATGCGGCGAACTCATTTTCCTTCAAATCCGTTTTGCCATTGTGAGTTAACTCGCTTCGCGTTTTGTAACAACGTTTGACGAAGTCCGAGGGCGTCATTTGCAACACTGTCTCGGACAGGAGACTCTCGGCGACAAGACGTTGTATTGCCTGAGTTATAGACTCATATTCCAGATCGCCTATTGCACTCATCATCCTTTTGAGAGTGTCGACGTCTGCAACACGTTGTTCATTTTTAGCTCGCTCTATGGCATCCTTTGTAAGCGTCTTTAACTGGAGTACGTGCTCAAGCGACTCACTAGGCCGTTTTTGGCGATTTGACAGGATCTCAAGCGTCTGAATTAAAGTAAGAAACTGAGCGCGGGTACTACTTTCAAAAAACGAACTGTTATAAATCTCCAATGCAAGTGAGGTTAGGTCATCTAACTGGATTTCCTGCTGATCCACAATAGACAACATCCTTTGAAGTCCTTGCGGCGACAATGTTGATGTTTCAAGACGACCGCCTTTCACGCCGACGCTAACGAAACCCTCATCCTTTTTGCGCTGTTGGATTACTGTAATCCCTCGCTTCTGCGCTATGGTTTGAGCGTTTCGCTGCTGCTCCACTTGCGCAAATAAACCCGGGCTAAACTGAAGAGTGCCGGGGTTTGCTTTTTCAGCGGAGTAAGGGCCAACATCGGCTGGTGAAATATCAACACCTATACCGAGCTCAGCGGCAAGAACGCATAAGGCTTTGGCATCGCGCCGGGCCATCTCCCAGGCCTCTTCAGCGGACCGAAAATTCCCCTGACTAAGTTGGAACTGGTCGGCCTCTTGTAGAGATGCTCCGCAAGAAATCAAGCAGTAAGGTGAACCACCAGGTTCCCAAACCATTTGAACTTCCGCCTCGGGGTTGTCCTCTTCAAGCGCGATGATGCCTGTTCGTGCAAACCTAAACGTCAGTCGATACGCATAATAATTTTGTTGTTCCATTGTCTCCCCATGCTTTGTAAATCGTAGCGCATACTTCTATTTGTGATTTGCAATGTCTCCCCGGCGTAGCGATGCACGGTGCGCTCGAGATGCATACACACGGTCGCCATGCAGTTTCTAGGCTTTTGCGAACTCGGCCCGGCGAACCGCACCTATGACTGCTTCTGGCCTATTGCAGACGCTCAGAACGGCTCAGTGTACGCACTTGTTGCTCTAGCGACAAGATAGGTTTTGCTAGGCGCCCCTAGCAGCGCCCCCTCCCGGGCATCGAAAGTCCACAGCCTTTGCTCGACCGACACCGCACTGTCTCCCATGCGCAAAAAAACGGCCTCGGAAAAACAATCAAATCAGCAAATAGCAGACGGGCGAGGCTAGAGCATAGGGCTCGTTTTCACTCTGAAAGCGTACTTCCTAGGGACGCACGCACATCCTAAGGCACTTACCTAAAAATCAAATCAATTCAGCAAATGACTGCAGGGTTTAGTGTATTCAATAACTCATGAACGCGAAAGAAAGCTACGTGCGGCGCCGGTCAAACGGGCGAGTTACAACTCTCAAGGCGATACGTACTGGTACACCTAACTCGCGTAACGCAAGCGCCGCCTCTCGCTGCCCAATACTAGCTAGGCTGTTGAGTACAGCATCAATGTAAAGTGCAGTTTTTCGATCGATACGGCGTTCCATCGGAATAGTTTGACCTTGCTTAACCCTAGGGGCTTGAGCTAGATCAAAGGTTGGTGGGGGCGTTGGTGTGCGCCGTAGCCTATGGACTAAAGGGAGCTATCAGGTTGCTCTCGTTCAAAGTCTGCTTATTAGGGTGAGCAAGAACTAAATTGGAATGCTTTTAGGCTTCTGGAAAAACAGTTAGTTGAAATATTTGAACGAGTTCGCCGTAGCGATCACAAGCGTTACGGTCTAAGGTCACTCCGCCGCAGGAAGCACAAAAGTACCCGGAGACTGCTGGAATAAGGGTCGTGTGGCCTCTATATGTATAGGGCATATCGCGAGTGTCATGCACTGGCGATAGCGCACCACATTCTGGACAGTTTCTCATTTTGGATTGAATCGGCTTTTTGACTATTTGCCGATTAACGGGACAATGTCACGGAGAACGGATTGCTTTGTTTCTGCAAAACGATATTCGTTCTCAGGTAGCGCGTCAATCATAAAAAACCTTTCAAACGTTAAATTGCTCAGATATTGATAAGTTTTCACAAGTATAAGAATTTCCATGTCCGAAGCCGTCCATGTAAATGTATTCGGGTTCTTAAGATGCGCTCTGACCTCTATGTCAGCGGAAGTAAGGCCGAATACAGGCAAACTATTTAATCTCTTAGTTAAGGAGGCAGCCCTCTGCTTGATAGCTGTGGCAGAGCAATTTTTTAGTGCAAACGCATACAGTACCTGATAAAACCACTCGCTCATTGTGATATCAAACCAGCCGCCATCTATCGGAACTTCTTTCGCTAAAATATCCGCAGCAAGACCTAGATCCTGAAATTTTGCAAGGTTGTGGTAAAGAATCCGGAATGCCCTGTGAACTTCCCCGGGGTCGACCTCTTTCTCTGGCGCAATCAGCGCAAAGCAGGGAGCAGCATAGTTCACTAAAAGCGACTTTGTAAAGTATGCTCCGTAACAAGCTGAAAACACACAGACAAGATTAAAGCGTGTGGCACAATTTAGGGGAGCAAGCGCTTGTCCAACTTCTTCCCATGAAAGATGGCTATTATTTGCGAAAATTAGCCCGTCATTTTCGTCTCCATGCATCTCGATATGCAGCAAGGGGAAATTATAATCAGTATTTTGCGCAAGGCGTTCGATGATTGCAATGAACTCTCCTGCCCAGCTTACTGAATAACGCTCAACATCAATTGGAACGCGATACTCCGCAAACTCATAACGAATGAACTTTTCAATTTCCACTCCTGTTTGGAACTCTTCTTCGTCAAGTGAGTCAATAATGACAATCTTTGACACGTGAAAAACTGGCATAATCAAGGCTTTATAGAGTCAATGCAAGCAGTATCGGCTTTTTTAATTCGTTTGCCTGAGTATGTCAGATAACCGAGACCCCAAGAGATACCATGCACTTCGCTTCTCGTGCGCGTAGTCGTGGCGAAGGTAATGGCGGCGCACCTTGCTGCCGCTGAGTACGTGATTCTGGCAGCGGTCGATCGTATCGAGCGGGACGCCTAAGCTCTGCATCATGGTTGCGCCAGTCCTACGCAGATCGTGTGGCGTCCATGCTCCGTTCCTGCCGTTGGCAAGCACTAGCGTATTGTCGACGCGGCGCTTTGCTAGTGGCTTGGCCGGCTTGCCGTCCAAGGCCTTCTTGAACATGGCTTGGCGGTCGCCGATCTGTTTTGTCATCGATTTGGTGCCGATGTGCGTCTCATCGCTGGTAGACGGGAAGCACCAGTCGGTATGGCCGCTTATCGCGTGCAGCTGACGGAACTGGTCGAGCGCGAAGGGAGACAGGTAGACCTGCATGTCAGCCAAGCTGTTCTTGACGTTTTCCTTCGGGATGAACCACTCGCCGGCTTCCAGGTCGACGTGCTCCCATCTAGCCATGCTCAGCTCGCCAACGCGGCAGAGAGTCGACAGCATGATCCAGATGGCGCGTTGCGTGGTCTTCTCGACTGGCTGGCGCGCGCGCCGCTTGTCGGGCGCATTCGCATACTCATCCTCGCCGGCCTGGAGTAGGTCACGCAGCTCGGCTATTTCCTCAGGCGACAGCACGCGATCGCTCTGGTTATCCATGTCGTAGTCGGGGTCGACAATCTTCTCGATCTCAATCAGGTCCATGGGATTACCTTCGATCATGAGCTTCCGCCAGGGCTGGCGCTTCTGACCCCATGCGAACATCTGCGTCAAGCTGTTGCGCGCGATGACGGCAGTGCGGTTGACGCCGCGGTCGACCAGCGCGCGCAGGACTGTTCTGATGTCGTGTTCGCTCACGGCCTTGATAGCGATCTTGCCAAGGCCTGGGAGGACGTCGGCGCCGAAGAGGCGCTTGAGTTCAGCATTACCGTCTTTCCTGCGGACGCCGTCCGTGATCCAAGCGTCGAACAGATCCGTGACGGTCAGATCCTCGACGCGCCTGGCTTCGATCTCAGCCAGCTTCACGGTGATCGCCTCTTGTTTCTCGTGCCGGATGACCTTCTTCTCTGCGCCCGGGTCAACGCCTTCCGCTACCTTCGCGCGCGCGCCGTCCCGGTTCGACCTGATGATCGACAGACTGTGGTTCGGCCAAGTGCCGCAAGAGTAATCCTTGAGCTTACCGTCGAACCGGTAGCGGTAGTAGAATGACACGGTTACGGTGCTGTCCGCTTTGGCTCGCACCCGGCCGAAAAGCCCGCCCTCTTCACGTACGGTTGTGCCGGCCTGGTCGGGTCGGATCGCTTCAAGTGTTCGTTGTGTCAGCTTAGCCATTTTATGCAAGGGGTCGGAGATAAAGCGCTTTTACCCCTACATTTACCCCTACAGTTTCGTTGGCTCGCATGGTACAGCTTGGGACGCCTCGGGACAATGGCAATCGCTAAGTAGTTGATCGGAAAGGGGTTTCTGAATTCGCTGGGATGCCCTGGAATAACTCAAAAATTGCATGGGGTGCAGGTGGTCGGAGGTTCGAATCCTCTCGCCCCGACCAAAAAATTCAGAGATGGGCCAGCTTTCGAGCTGGCCTTTTTCGTTTATGGCTGGCG